TGGCGCGGGGGTGGCGTGGGGGAGGGGTCGCTTGGGTCCCTCTGAGGGTAGTTGGTCGCCCGGGGGGGTGCGCTGAGCCCCGGTTCCTCAGAGTTTTCGGTAAAGGTCAGCAACACAGACCTATATTCCCCCACAGAGGGTCCCCCACAGCACAAAATCCCCGAAATCCCCCACAGCCACAACCTATAAGTGTAATTAAGGTGTTCCGGGGTGTTCCGGGGTGTTCCAAAGGGTCTGGAACGGCATTCTCCTAATTATACCAACAGGTTAATAGGGGGTGTTCCAGTGTTCCAGAGAAAAAGGTGTTTGGAGGAGACATTTCAGCAGAGGACGATTCTGGGGGGTGAAACCGTGCTACGGTTCGATTAGTGCAAGCTGTTTTGGGGTTCTGGCGCTCTCCTGTGCCTCTAGGGGTCAAAATGCCCGGAACGCCCGGAACACCCGGAACACCTGTTGATTCTAAAGGGAAATTCCCGTTACCCCCCTTTGGAACACCCCGGAACGGTCTGGAACACCCCCCGGTCCCCCACACGGGGGAAATGAGGTCCCCCACACAGGGGGCTCTCCTTAAAGGCGAGTTAGTGGATCAGGGTAATTCTGGAATTTCGTCCACGGGGACGCCCCGGGAGCGCCCACGGGCCACCCCAGACGAGCAGTCTCATAGTGTGGCTGAACCAGAGAGCGCCTTTACCTGCGCCCAAAACTCTAATGCTTTCGACAGGGGGGTGTTCCCCACGATGATGAAAGCGGGGTCGGGCATGGTGACGAGACCACGGGTGCCGTCTTCGTCTTGACCCTCGTAAACCGGGACAGCGGGTTTCCAGACGATCACCATCAGATCAGGTCTTCATCTTCTGAGTCTCGGGTGGGCTCCGCCCCTACCGTTTGGGTATAGCCGCGACGGAGATCGTCTGTGATCGCGTCCGGAGAAATAAGATAGTTCTTCGGCGGCGATCCGGCGATCCGGCACTTGTGGCTGATGAAGCCCATCTCTTCGAGCCGGTGCTTCAGTTTCGACCAGTGCATGTTGTCGAGGCTGGTCAGCGCGCCGCGCCGGAACCCAAGAGCTTCCTTGGCCATATCCTGAGTGAACGCGATCATCTGGACCTTCTCGTCGTTCATGTCGTCGAGATCATCGTTAGGGATACCCATCTCGGCTAGGAGGTAGCCTTTGTGGACTGGTTGCTCGAACCACTCGATCAGCTGGTCGACCCAGTCTTCCCACGCTTCCTTGATCCGGACGCTCTCCTGCTGCTCGCGGGCGATCACCAGAGCTTCTCCGGTCAGGGTCAGGGGCATGTCGGTGTTGGGATACTGGGCCCGCATCCGGTCATGCTCGACGACGGCCTGAGCCCACAGCTGCTCGCGCTCGCGCAGGACCGCCGCGAAGTCGATGTTCTCGGCCTCGCACTTCACCACCCAGTAGCTCCGGTTGCCATAAGGGTCCTTCAGGTAGACTTTCTCGTTGGTCGTGCCCCAGACGACGCATTGCCGGGGCAGCACCGAGACCGAGCGGTCGTAGGCGAGCCGCACGTCGTCGAACTGGCGGCGCATAAATATCTTAGCGTGGTTGTAGTCCGACTTCGACAGGGACCCCAGCTCCGGCAGTTCGAGGGCCCACTTGCCCGCGATCTGCTCCGCCACGGCCTGCCGGTCCGCGAGGTCTGCGTCCAGCTCGCCGAAGAACTCTTCGCCATAGAGAATCTTGATGAGGGTCGATTTACCGATGCCGGTCAGACCTTCGAGGATCAGGGCGTAGTCGAATTTGCACCCGGGCGTCTCTACGCGGGCGATGGAGGCGATCAGCATCATCCGCATGGTCATGGCCGTGTAGGCGTTCTGTTCGGCCCCCAGATGGCGCTGTAGGAAGGTTCCGACCCTGTCGACCCCATCCCATTCGACCTTACGCCATCGGGCGATCTGATCGCGGATCGGATGGAAGCTGTTGCGCCGGGCGGCGAGCTTCACGCCCCCGACGAGGTTGCGGTCCGTCACGGCCGTCCCGTAGCCCGGCAGCCCGGGCCCGGCGGGGCCTTCTATGATCGCCCGGATGACAATGTCGTTGATGTCTGACCAGTTGTCGCCTGTGTCGTGGTTCTGGACGGAGACGGTGGGGACTCGGCTGTTTCGGGTTTTGATGTCGCCCAGCAGCATGACTTGGTTCGAGAAGGCGTTGAAGGCGATTTTGCGCCAGAGCCGGGAATCGTTGCCGATGATGATCGCCATGTTGGTCAGGGTCGGTTTGATCTCACCATTGGCCCCCAGTTCCAGCTCGGTCGCGATCCAGTCCTTCGGCGGCTTCTCTGCCCGCAGGCGCTGGTAGGGGTTGGATATCTCGGGGACCACACTTCCGGTTGGCACCCCCAACAGGTCGTCGATCTCGGCATTGTCCTCGTCGTGCGCCTTCTGGCGCTCGTCAGCCATCATGTGGTCGAAGCCCAGCAGGTCCTCTGCGGTCTCTTCCTCGACCCAGCCGTCGTCCTCGACATCGTCGAGCATCGCGGCCATGTCGTAGCGGTCGAGGCCCTGCTGGCGCTTGTAGGCGGGCTGGTCCTTGGCGAAGGCGACCATGTCCTTGTAGCTCTTGCGGGCGTTCGGCGGCTGGTTCATGTCGTCGTCGGCTTCACCGAAGCGGTGGATGCGGACGAGGTCGAAGGCGTTCAGGGTCCGGTCAGCGGCCGGGTCGGAGCCGTGGTGGCTGTAGCAGAGCGTGTCGTTGTTGTAGAGGACCACCCCGTTCTGGCTGTGGCCCAGCAGGTAGGTCAGGCGCTTCGGGGTGCCATTCTGGTCCCACTCGCTAACCTCGTAGACGCCTTCGAGGATCGGCGGCTCTCCGTCCTTCCCCTCGACCAGTTCCGAGATCAAATAGGCCCGGCAGAAGTACCCGACCGGGCCTTTCTTCAGCAGCGGGTCCTCGACCTTGTCGGCGACCTCGCGCAGCTCCGATTCGTCCTTGAACCGGGGGAGCTTGGTGATGTCGCGTGAGTCGGCCCCGGTTTTGGCCTCCCACTGGTCGATCAGCTCTTCCCAGTCAACCTCGCTACCCAGCTGCTCGTAGTAGCGGAAGTGCCTCTCCATGTCGGCGGAGCAGCTGGGGCGATACATCAGCTGGGCGACCCGGGAAGAGACCTTGTCGACAATCGACATGTCGGGGTCGATCTTCTGGGAGAGGATGCGTGAGACCCGCTGGTAGTCATCCGGTTGGATGGGCTTGTGGGCCAGCAGGACTATCCGGACCCGGGGATTCTCCGGGGTGTGGCTGCGCGTGGTGTGGGCGAACAGGGTCCACTCTGGGAGGACGTCCCCCGCCAGCAGTTGTTCCATGAAGGCCGGGGTCGCATTGTCGATGTCGAGGGTGATGAGGCGGCCGTGCTCGACCGAATCTTTCTTGCGCTTCCCCCCGGTGATCGGGGCGCGGATGATCCACCCGGCGATTCTCTTCAGACGGTGCTGTTCAGGGTCCCCTGCGCTCTTGAACTGGGCGAATTTCTCCCGCGTAACGAGAGGCTTGGAGAGGGAGAGGCCGAGCTGCCGGAAGCTCGTTTCCTTGTTGGTCGATTCGGCGAGGTTTTCGCTGCCGCCTTCCGCGTAACGGACTGTTGTTGTAGGTAGAATAGACGTCGGAAGAACTGCTAATTCCGGCATGAAGGTTCCCCGCCCCACGTAGTTTTTTGTCGGACCCCTCTTCGTTGTCAGGAGAGAGGATAAGTTTTCATCCTAGTCGGACAGGTCAGTCCTTGTAAACGAACTCATTAAAATCTTCGGCTGCAACACGACCTTCGCTGATTCGCACAATGGCCACGACCCTGTCAGGGGGGATTTTCTGTGCGTTGATCCATTTTCTCAGGCCCCATTTCGATACACCTATCAGGTCGGCGAGATGGGTCAGCGTTTTATAGCCCCGCTCGTTCTCGGGAACAGCGGTGAGCATCAGCTTTGTCAACTTGTCAGGAGCATCCTCTGGCTCGTGGAAAAGGGGCATTGGTGAAACTCCAAGTGACTTTTCCAAGCCTTAAATGAACAACATCTGGTTGACAACCCCCCAAGGCGATGCAATGAAGTCCGAGCGACAAACCCAACGGAAAGGAATTCGCGATGTCTCTCGAAGCCGAGATCAAAGCACTCACCGAAGCAATGAAGGAAAATACAGCCGCCCTGAAGGCGGGCGGCGGGGGCAAAACCAGCTCCGGCGGCACTACCAAGGGCAGCTCCGGCGGCAAGAAAGCCACCACGCTCGATCAGATGGCCAAACGCTACGGGGCCTATATGGCCGCCGAAGGTGACGACGCCAAGGCGAACGTCCGGAAGGTCATCAAGCACTTCGGCGTCAAGAAGATCAGTGAGATCGACGAGAACCAGTATGATGAGGCGCTGGCCTTCCTCGACCAGTTCGAGGCCGGGGACGACCCCTTCGGTGACGACGACGATCTGATGTGATCGTGCGGTTCTCCTGACCGATGCCCGGTTACCATTCCCCCAGATCACCCTCATCCGCGCATCGTTGGCGGGCTTGCCCGGCGGCGATTCGCGAATGTGACGGTCTGCCTGATACGGCGGGTGAAGAAGCCCACCAAGGCACGGTTTTCCACCACTTCGCGGCTTTGGCCTTGGAGTTTGGTGTGGAGCCGTGGGGGATGGTCGGGGCTCGTCTCCCCTGTGAAGATGGGGAGACGCGCGAGTTCACTCAGGAGATGTGTGACAAGATGCTTCCCGGGCTCGACCTGATGTGGTCGATCTCGAACTACCCCGGCGCGGTGATGATGGTCGAGGAATGGGTCGACCTTTCCCCGTGGTTGGGGGAAGGGGAGGGGGGCACCAGTGATTCCTTCGTCATCGACGTTGAGCGCAAGCGCCTGACGGTCTTTGACTGGAAGTGGGGCGCGGGCGTTCCAATTCTCCCGAAGTGGAACGATCAGGGCATTTGCTATACTCTGGGCGTCTGGAACACGTTCGCCCGTGAGATGTTCGAGAAAGCTGGTGTTGGGTCGAGCGATATCACGGTGGAGATCATCATCGAGCAGCCCCGAGCTCCCGGCGGCGGGGGCGTCTGGGAGGTCCAGCTGTCGACGCTGCTGAGCGAAGGACGACAACTGAGGAAGGACGCCAACCTGACACGCGATCCGGAGGCCCCTTACAGCCCCGGGACGAAGCAATGTCAGTTTTGCGCGGCAGCCGCCCATAACGTATGCAAGGCTCGCGCTGACGCCATTGTGGCGATGCTTGGAGACGAGCTGGACGAGGAAGACGCGGGGGCACGGGTCGAAGCTCACGACAGCTTGGATTTGATCGACAGAAGGGCCTTGACGCCCGAACAGCGTTCGCTGATTGTTCTGAATACGAAACTCATCACGGGCTTTTTGACACAGCTCTACGAAGAAGCAATGGACGATGCGACCAAGGGCCGTCCGGTGCCCGGCATGAAGCGCGTGGCAGGCCGGGCTGGCCGTCGCAAGTGGAAGGATGAAGCCAAGGCCGAGAAGATCGTGATCGACCAGCTCGGCGCGGATGACGCTTACAAGAAAACCCTTTTGTCCCCGGCCATGGTCGAGGACGAAATCGGGAAAACAGAGTACCGCCAAAGGTTCGCCCGGCTCGTGACACAAGCCGAACCGTCCCCGGCACTGGTTCCCGAAGACGACCCCAAGCCCGCCCTGAAATCGGCGGCGGATATGCTGGACGAAGCTTGGGATGAACCTGATGAACCCGAGAGCCTGATCTAATAGGAGAACCTGAAGATGGCTGAATCTGACGAACAGCGCGTGACGATTAGAAATGTCCGAGCTTCTTTCCTCCATGCCTTCAAACCGCAGGAGCAGAAGAACGACGACGGGACCTTGCGTCTCACTTACAACGGAAACTTTCTCATGGAGAAAGGAACCGAGGACACCAAGAAAAACCTCGCGGCCTTGAAGCGCGCCAGTAATGCAGCGAAGCGCGAAAAGTGGGGAAGCGATCCGGAGAAATGGCCAAAAATCCCGTCGCACAAGGTCTGTCTGCGCGACGGGGACAACGCGGACCACGTCGACAGCGACAAGCGCCCCGAGTACAAGGGCCAATATTTTCTGTCCTGCAATTCGCCAGAGGATCGACCCCCGCAGGTCCTGACCAACAGGAAGGATGACGACGGAAAGTGGATCGAGGCTCACCCGGGTCAGAAGGGGGCCCCGTATTCTGGGGCATATGTCAATGTCGTCGCTCGGGTTTGGGCGCAGGACAACAAGCACGGAAAGCGCATCAACTGCGCGTTCGATGTTGTCCAATTCCGCCGGGATGGCGAAGCGTTCAGCGGCGCGGCCCCGGTTAAGGCCGAGGACTATCTCGACGACGATGATGTCAGCTACGAGGGCGAGATGGACGACGACTACGGCGGCGACGACAGCCTGATCTGATTTTCGTCTGGGGCCCGGGAAACTGGGCCCCACTTCCCTCTCCTGACCAAGAGGCAGTCATGTCTATCGAAGCAGTCCGACTAGGTATATCCAATCTTCAGGCGGCTATATCCGCTCTTGAAACAGAGACTCGTGTAAATGCGGAGGTTCGCCTCCGGGCCGTGGCCATCAAGGCCAAAAACCTCAATCCAAGCGACGTGATAGAGTGGCCCTATGACTGGGGCCGCGCGGAGGTCGTCGGCTGGGCCCGGTCAGACGGCCTTGTGACCGTCACGCAGGCCAGCGGCCGCTGCGCTACCTTCGACGCAGAAGAGCGCGTGAGGGTCTACCGCTGATGCCCAAGGACATTATGAATCTGGACTACGAGACTTTCTCGGAGGCCGACCTGTCTGACGTCGGATCGCACAATTACTCGATCCACCCGTCGACAGAGATTCTGATGTGCGCCTACCGGATCAACATGGGCCCTAAGAAGCAATGGGTCCCGGCCGAGGGTGAGGAATGTCCGGCGGAATTGGCCGAGGCCATGGTCGACCCGGAGGTCGAGAAGTGGGCTTGGAACGCGGCCTTCGAGATGACCATCACCAAGAACGTGTGGAAGAAGAAGGTCGACCTACGTCAGTGGCGCGACACGATGGTCCTCGGTCACTATTGCGGCTTTCCCGGGCAGCTGGAAAAGGCTGGTCCAGCTGTCGGGCTCCCGACCCAACTGTGCAAAAACCCCGACGGCAAGCGCCTTATGCGCAAATTTTCGATGATGAAGACCAGTCGTAAGAAGGCCAACTACGGCGAGAGGGAACGCACCTACTGGTGGCAGGATATGGCCGATTGGCAGGGGTATCTCCTGTATAATCGAGACGACGTTGAAGCCGAAAGCCAGATCAGGGAAATACTGATTTCTCACGATCTCCCCCAGTGGGAATGGGAAAATTGGATACTGGATCAGCAGATCAATCAGGCTGGTCTCCCGATCAACATGGGCATGGTGAATAACGCGGTCCGTATATATGACGAGGCTTTCGCCAACGGCGTCAGGGATTTGAAGGAATTGACGGGTCTTGCCAACCCTATGTCCACCCAGCAGCTTTTGCCGTGGTTGAACACCAACGGGTATATGTTCGAGGACTGCAAGAAGGGCCACATCCGGCAAGCGTTTGACTATTTCAACGATTGTCCGGATCACTGGGACACGGACTTCTGGGAGTTCTATCGCTCGAATAATGACCTGAAGGACGTCCTCTCGTTGCGGCTGGAACTGAGCCGCACCAGCATCAAGAAATTCGCCGCCTTACAAAAAGCGACCAGTCCCGACGGAAACCTGAGGAATGTTCTCCAATTTATGGGAGCCTCGCGCACCGGACGTTGGGCCGGGAGGACCTTTCAGCCACAGAACCTGCCCCGGCCCGAGAAGAGGTTCGAGAAAGAGATCGAAATACACGCGGCCAACATCGCTCGGCTGGACCTTGAAGGGATCGAGCTGATCTACGACAACACCTTCGATCTTCTGGCGAGTTGCATCCGCCCGGCAGCACAGGCTCCGGAGGGCTACCTGTTCGTCGATGCCGACCTGAACGCCATCGAGAACCGCGTCCTTGGGTGGCTTTCGAACTGCCCCAAAATCCTGCGGGTCTTCGAGTTGGGCCGTGACCCCTATATCGACTTTGCCACCTACCTCTACGACGAGCCCTACGACGATCTCTGGGATGAATACCAGCTGGGTAACAGCGCCAAGCGCACCATCGCCAAGCCGGGCGTTCTCGGGTGCGGCTACATGCTAGGACCGGGCAAGAAGTATGAGAATCGACAGACCGGTGAGATCGAGGCGACGGGCCTTCTCGGCTATGCGTGGAACATGGGGGTCAGGCACTTCACCCCAGAGCAATCGGACCTCTCGGTGAAGACCTTCCGACGCGAGTTCAAAGAGGTCAAGAACTACTGGTATGCCATCGAGCGAGCCGCTGTAACCTGCGTCAAGGAACGTCGGGCCACCAGCTGCGGCCATGTCATGTTTGACATGGTCAACGGCTCGAAAGACATCACTATCGACGGCCAAGTGATGAGGGTCGGCGGCGAGTTTCTTCGTATGAAGCTCCCTAGCGGACGTTACCTGCACTACTTCAAGCCCCGCATCCAGCCGGTGAAGATGCCGTGGACCACCGACGATGGTAAGCCAGCCTTCAAGGATTCCCTGACCTACGAGGGGGTTGACGACAAGAAGCAATGGGTCCGGATGTCGACCCACCCGGGGAAGATCACGGAGAACGCGGACCAAGCCATCGCCCGTGATCTTCTGGTTCACGGGATGCGCCTTGCTCGCTGGAAACACAAGCTCGACATCCGGCTTCACGTCCACGACCAGAACCTTGCCCTCGTGCGCGAAGATCAAGCCAGCGAGGCTCTTGAAATCATGAACGCCTGCATGGAAGAATCGCCAGACTGGGCCACCGGTCTGCCTCTGGGATCAGCAGGCTTTACGTCGAAGGTATTCAAAAAGGACTAGTCTGTGGAAAGCGCGATAGAAAACCCTGTTGTGACCCGGGCAGAGGCCGCTGGATATTTTGTTCGCAAAGTCTCTTGGCTGGGCCGGAGAAGCGCGCCTGACCGTGTTTTTTCACGGTCTGATCGGGGCACTGTGTGGATCGAGTTCAAAGATGAGGGTGAGACCGCGACACGGCTACAAATCAGGGAACACCAGCGGATGAGAGACGCAGGTATGGAGGTACATGTTTGCGACAGCGTCGAAGACGCGATGCGCGTTCTGTGGCTGATACATGGCTAAGCTCGTCCTTCCGAAACATCTGAATGACCTCGAAGCCGAAGAGCTGATTTGGGGTCCCCCCGACGACATGCTCTTTGAAGAGGACATGCGGCGCTACCAGAACTGGATGTCCGACCTGATCTGCGGCTCGGGGGTCCATCTAGATATCGACGAAGTCCTCGAAGAAGCCGGGGTGTATCTCGGGGCTGATATGGGCCTTGGCAAAACCGGGTCGGTTCTTCACGCCTTTGTTCGCCTCCTGAGAGAAGGAAGGGTGAAGCACGGCCTCATCGTCGCTCCGCTCTACGTCGCGGAAGAGACTTGGACGGAAGAAATCGCCAAGTGGGCTTTCGCCCGGGACCTCCGTTACCGCGTTGTGACCGGCACAGAGCCCGAGAGGATCGCTGCGCTGAAGCTCGGCCCCGGAGACCTGACCATCGTCAACCGGGAGAACCTGCGGTGGCTTCTGCGCAAGCTCGGCCTGAAGCGGTGGTGCTTCGATTTCATCGTCTATGACGAGGCGTCCCGGTTGAAGAGGGGCATGACCAGAACGCGGAAGAACCAGCGCAAGGACGGCACAGAATCAAAGCCTCGTCTGTCGGAGCTGGGTGTTCTTGATGCGGTCAGGTTCAAGACTAAGAAGCTCGTCGAGCTGAGCGGCACCCCGGCCCCGAACGGGCTGATCGACCTTTATGGTCCGGTCTACGCTATCGACCGAGGGAAGCGTCTGGGCAATTCGATGACAGCTTACAAGCGGCGCTGGTTTATCGAGGACAAGTACACCAACAAGGTCGAGCCCAGAGAGGGCGCATTGGAAGACATAACCCGGGCGCTGAAAGGGGTCTTCTATAGCCTCCGATCCGAGGATTATCTTGACCTCCCACCGCTGATTCACGTTGACCGCAAAGTGACGCTCAACCCCCGAGAGCGGTCTCAGTATCGCGAACTGGAACGCGAGAGCGCATTAGAGGTCATGGGCCGCTGGGGAGACCCTGAATGGATCGAGGCCGTCAACGGCGGCGTTCTCGTCGGCAAGCTCCTGCAATACGCCAACGGGAGCCTCTACGGAGAGGACGGGGTCGATCACCCGGTCCATACCAAGAAGCTTGATGCTCTGGAATCCATCGTGGAAGAATCAGGAGGCAAGCCACTGCTGGTTGCCTATTCCTTCAAGTTCGACAAGGATGCGATATTGAAGCGGTTCCCGCAGGCGCGGGTCTTCGGAGAGGGGGAGAACGACAAGAGGCACTGGAACGCCGGGCGTATCCCGATGATGTTGATGCACCCAGCCAGTGCGGGCCACGGGCTTAACTTCCAGAAGGGAAGCAACATCGCGGTCTGGTATGGTCTCACATGGAGCCTCGAACTATACCTTCAGTTCATCAAGCGCCTGTGGCGGCCGGGGCAGACCGAGAGCAGGGTCTTTCTCTACCGGATTTTGGCGCAAGGGACGGCGGACTTTGACGTTCTCCGCGCTCTGCAAACCAAGGGGGCGACACAGGACAGCATCACGGATACCGTCAGGGTCCGTTTGGAGAAGATGGCAGCATGACGAAGCAGGAGCGAGAACTAGGTCCGGGGGATAGGTTAGCAGCCCACGTCCGCGAGAAACGCGAGGGGTCCTCCACCCAGCTTTCGATGAACGGGCTCGCGGACAGTGCGCTACAGGGCGTTACGGTCAGTTTTCTTGCGCAGGTCTTCCGGATGGACAACGCGGCCGTGAAGAGGCGATTGGTGAACTGCCCTATCCACGAATCGCGCCGCCGGGGCACGACACAGGTGCAGCATCTCTACGACCTCGCGACGGCCGCCAAGTTCCTCGTCGAGACCGAGATCGACGCCAAGATGCTGATCTCCCGCCTGAAGCGCGAGGACCTGCCACCGGCGATCTCGACGGCCTACTGGGACGCCCTGCTGAAGAAACAGAAGTTCGAGGAAAACGCCGGGGACCTCTGGCGAACCGAGAAGGTCTGGGAAGTCCTGTCACGGACTTTCCAGAACCTCAAGTTCACCATGCAGCTATGGCCGGAAACCATCGAGCGTCTGACCGGGCTCAGCGATGAGCAGCGCGAGCTGCTTCAGGAGATGGTCGACGGGATGCAGCAGGAGCTGTTCGACGCTATGGTCAGGCAGGCCAAGGAAAATTCCACAGGCTCTCAGATCGACGAAATCCCCGATAACATGCGCATCCCACTGTTGGCCGACGAGGACCCAGACGAGGACCCAGATGAGCTGGACGACGAAGCGATGGAGCTGCTGTAATGTCGATGCCTTTCGGCTCTTTAGAGGCCATGATCGCCGACGCGGCCGAGGCCATCCGTCCTGCCAAGCGTATGACGGTCTCGGAGGCGGCCGAGGAATACCGCTACATCAACAACCCCGGGGCGTACGTCGGCCCGTGGAAGAACTCGACCACGCCCTATCTGGTCGAACCGATGAACGTCCTGACCAGTTGGCGGTTCACTGGGATGGTCTTCGCCGGCCCCGCTCAGTGTGGCAAAACCGACATGTTCCCGAACTGGCTGGGATACAGCGCGATTTGTGATCCGGCTGACATGATGTTGATCCAGACCTCGCAGACCACGGCCCGCGACTTCTCGATGCGCCGGATCGACAGGCTTCACCGGCACAGCCCCCGGATCGGGGAGCGCCTGCTGAACACCAAGCAGGCCAACAACACGTTCGACAAGACTTACCGATCCGGAATGCTGTTGACCCTCAGCTGGCCGACAATCAACGAACTTTCAGGCAAGCCGATTCCGCGCCTATGGCTGACGGATTATGACCGGATGCAACAGGACGTGGACGGCGAGGGATCGCCATTCTTCCTGTCACGGAAACGGGCTACCACCTTCCGATCAAACGGCATGTGCGCGGCCGAGAGCAGCCCCGGCTTCACCGTCGACAATCCGAAGTGGGTGAGGGGGTCCCGGCATGAGGCACCCCCGACTCAGGGCATCCTCGCGATCTACAACCAAGGCGACCGAAGGCGCTGGTATTGGCAGTGTGTCGACTGCTACGACTGGTTCGAGCCTGCGTTCGATCTGCTCCGCTGGACAGAGAGCGAAGACCTCATGGAAGCGGCCGAGAGTGTCTACCTCGAATGCCCCCATTGTGCTGCGCAATACAACCACGATCCAAGAGATGGCCGCCCGGGCAAGCACATGCTCAACCAGACAGGCATGTGGGTTCCGGACTACTGCACCATCGACAAAGACGGCAATATCCACGGGTCCCCACCGCGCTCGTCCATAGCCAGTTTCTGGATCAAAGGGGTGGCGGCTGCTTTCTCTGACTGGAAGACTTTGGTATTCAACTACCTGTCAGCGCTCAGGGAATATGACCGAACGAAGAACGAAGAGTCACTGAAGGCCACCGTCAACACCGATCAGGGCGAAGCATACGTCCCGAAGGGCCTGTCGTCGGATCGGGTGCCGGAGGCGCTGAAGGCGAGGGCCAAGAATCGGGGCCACAAGACCGTTCCGTCGAACGTCAGGTTCCTGATCGCCACGGTGGATATCCAAAAGCACCGTTTCGTCGTGCAGGTCCACGGGATCACGCGCACTCGGGATATCGTCGTGATCGACCGTTTCGATATCCAGAAGTCGAAGAGGGAGGACAAGGTCGCGGGCGGCATGTCATGGGTCAACCCCGGGGCGTATGCCGAGGACTGGAAGCTACTAGTTGAAGAGGTCATCGTGAAGACCTACGATCTGGGGGATGGCTCTGGACGTCAGATGGCCGTCAAGCATACCTTTGCGGACTCTGGGGGCCGGGCGGGCGTGACGGCCAACGCTTATAACTTCTATCGCTGGTTGCGTTGGGGCGATCCCGAGGAACAGGACGAAGGCGCGGAAGAAGGCGAATACGAGTGGCAGCCGGGTCTGGCAGGGAAGTTCACCCTGCTGAAAGGGGCGTCGACAAAGGAACACCCCCGGGTGAAGCTCGGTTTCCCCGACAGTCAACGGAAAGACCGGACCGCCGGAGCCCGTGGGGAAATCCCCGTGCTGTTCATGAACACAAATCTCATTAAGGACACGCTCGACAACATGCTTAACCGGACCGACCCCGGTGGACAGATCGAATTCCCCGACTGGTTGGATGACAATTTCTTCATTGAGCTGACGGTAGAGGTTAAGAATCCCGTGAAGAACATCTGGGAAAATCCCAATAACTTCCGGAATGAAAGCTGGGACCTTCTGGCCTACTGTATTGCAGGGACGCTGACACCGAGCATTGGCTTGGAACACATCAATTTTGAGGACCCCCCCGGCTGGGCGGACCAGTGGGACAGGAACGATCTTGTTTTCGATCCAAAAATATCCGATAAACCTTTCACAGCGGAGGCAGGAAAAAGGTCGCTCTCAGACCTCGCCGCAGATTTAGCATGAGGCAGCATTGATGGCGACATCGACCCTGACAGCAGAAGAGACCGCCACCTACACCGCGAACCTCGCCGAAGCCGAATCTGCGCTCCACAAGCTTTTGATCGGGGGCCACGCTCGCGTGGTGGTCGAGAGTAACGGGGAGCGCGTCGAGTTCACCGCAGGGAACGCACAACGTCTCCGAGCTTACATCGAAGAGCTGAAGATTGCCTTGGGCAAGAAAACGGTCTGTGGGCCACTGAAACCATGGATGATGTGACATGACGACCATGCCCCAGATCGTGACCCCGGAGCAGATGGACCTCGCGGATTCTATCAGCGAGCTTGTTGGTCCCCAGTATCGCGAGATGGCCTTCACGGGGGCCTACGACGGTGCGGCCGTGTTCGAGAAGAGCATGACAACGTGGAGCCCGCCGCTCCAATCTGCCGACAAGGACATGATTCCGGAGAAGCGTATTCTTGACGCTCGTGCGCGTGATCTGTCCCGGAACGACGCATACATCGCGGGAGGCGGAACGCTGCACAAAGACAGCGTCGTCGGCCACATGTATCTGCTTAATTCGAAGCCGATGAACAATGTTCTCGGCCGGAGTGACGAATGGGCCGAGAAGTTCCAGCAGGAGGTCGAAGAGAAGTTCATGCTCTGGGCCGAGAGCCCCCACAAGTGGGTGGACGCGGCCCGACAGAACGACCTGACCGCCATGATCCGGCTCTGCGTCGGGGTCTACACCTTCGGCGGCGAAGTGCTGGCCACGGCCGAGTGGCTGAGCCAGAACCGACGCGAGTATGCGACTGCGATCCAGATGGTAGACGCGGACAGGCTTCAGACTCCGTGGGAGTTTGCCAACGATCCTCGCGTCCGTGGCGGCATCCGGCATGACGCCTACGGCGCACCTGTGTCTGCCTACATCCGGACCCGGCATCCGACCGACTTTGGTGTGTTCGCGGTTCCGATGAATGACTTCAAGCAGGTCGGGTTCAACAAGCCTTGGGGTCGCAAGCAGGTGATCCATATCCGTGAGCAGATGAGGGTCGACCAGACCCGAGCTGTTTCCGACATCACCGCCGGTCTCAGGGAGATGGCGATCATCCGGAAGTTTCGCGACGTGACCCTTCAGAACGCGGTGGTGAATGCGACCTACGCGGCCTCCATCGAAAGCGAGCTGCCAAGCGATGTCGTCTATCAGCAGATGGGCGGGGGGAACATCTCCGACGCGGTTCAGCAGTATGCTTCGGCTTACCTGTCGGCGGTCAACGAGTATGTTGGCAGTGCGAAGAACATGCGGATCGACGGCGTCAAGGTTCCGCACCTGTTTCCCGGCACGAAACTGAACATGACCCCCGCAGGGACACCCGGGGGCGTTGGACAGGACTTCGAGCAGAGCCTACTCAGGTACGTCGCTGCGTCCCTGAATGTCAGCTACGAAGAACTGTCGAGGGACTTCACCAAGACGACCTACAGCTCGGCCCGGGCAGCCATGCTTCAGACGTGGCGCTTCATGCAGAGCCGGAAGAAGACCGTGGCCGACGAGATGGCTAACACGGTCTTTAGGTTGTGGCTCGAAGAGGCGATCAACAACGACCGGCTGGAAACCTTCAGGGCGTCCGAAGCCGCGATCCTCTACACCAACGGCCACCAGAACATGATGTTCGACGCGCTCTCCAAAGCTGACTGGATCGGCGCATCGCGCGGGCAGATTGACGAGCTGAAGGAAACGCAGGCGGCCGTTCTCAGGATCAAATATGGTCTGTCGACTCACGAGGACGAGCTGGCTAAGCTGGGGAAAGACTGGCGCAAGGTTTTCGCCCAAAAAGAACGCGAGCAGAAAGAGATGGAAGATCGGAACATCGTGCTGTTGGAGGACAACAGCGTGAACGCCGCCTCCGGCTCGCCGAGAGAAGATGAGCAGGAGGGCGAGAAGAATGCCGGGTCCGAAGACACAGAATAGCCTGATCTCAGCAATCACCGATCAGCCCCTCCTGTTGGCGCAGGGGGCGGAGACAATGTTCTCCGCCTACCTCCAAGAGTTGGCTGCGAACGACGAGTTCATGGAGTGCTACGATGCCTCCAAGACCCAGATGCAGGATGACGACGATTTCTGGGATGAGGATGACCCATGGGTATCGGCTTTCCGTCCCTATAACGTCCAGAACGGTGTGCTACAAATCCCGGTGTTCGGGGTTTTGCTCCACCATTTCAGCTTTCAGTTCGGTCGCCGGGCAACCGGCTACACGTACATCGAGAAGGCGTTCAATCGCGGCATGGAAGACCCACAGGTCAAGGCCATTGCGTTTGTCGTCGACAGCCCCGGCGGCGAGGTTGCGGGCAATTTCGAGCTTGTCGAGAAAGTCACGGCCCGCCGTGGGGAGAAGCCCATCAGGGCATTCGCGGCCGACCACGCCTACTCTGCTGCCTACTCGATCTCGTCGGCCGCCTCCCAAATCATCATGACGCGCTCAGGGGGCGTCGGCTCTGTGGGGGTTGTCGTGGCCCACGTCGAGATGTCGGAGATGCTGAAAGAATGGGGCATCAAGGTCACCTTCATCTATGCTGGGAAGCACAAGGTTGAAGGGAATCAATACGAGAAGTTGTCGGACGGCGCAAAAGCGCGTATCCAGACAAGAGTCGACCGTATCTACGGGGAGTTCGTCGCTCTGGTGGCAACAAACCGCGATATGGAAGAGTCGGAGGTTCGGGACACCGAGGCGCTGACATATGATAGCTCCGATGCGATTGAGGTTGGCTTTGCCGACCGTATCGGGGCCCTTGAGGAAGAGATGGCTGTCTTCGCAGAAGAGGCCGACGCACAGGAGAGTGAATTCATGGCTACGAAGCCCACCAACACCCCTCCGGCCGCCAACGGTGACGGCCAGACCCAGATCACGCAGGAACAGATGGACGCGGCGGTTGAAACCGCCACAGCAGCTGGTCAGGCGGAAGGCGCTGCTGCGGAGAGGACCCGCATCAACGCGATCCTCGACAGTGACGAAGGCAAGGCCCGTCCCCGGGCAGCCCTTGGCGCGGCCCTGAAAACCGATCTCTCGGTTGAGCAGGCTACGGCGTTTCTCGCCACCCTTCCCGAAGAGAAGGCCGAGGAAACCCCCAGCGAGCCGCAAGGCCAGACCCCGCCCGCCTCGGGCGCGCAACCGACAGGCTTCAATCAAGCCATGGAGGGCAGTGGCAACCCGGATGTCGGCGCGCAACCCGAGGGCAGTTCCGAAGAAGCCGCGACCAGCGAGCAGATGCTGGGCGCGCTCGCTGCCATGACTGGTAAACCCCGGAAGCAGGCGTCCCACTAAGGCCGCCCGTCCCACCCCCGAAAAATAATGCAGGAGAACCAACATGACTGTAGATACCAACATCGGCCCGGGCGAACCGGGCGTTGCTGCCTTTAAATCAGAGACCTTCGGCGGCCCGCCTGAACCCCGCTTTGGCGACGGGGAAGCCTCTGTCACCCATGAGCCGGTGACCGCAGAGGCGAACATCACCTTCCCCCTCTACTCCGTCGTTTCGATCATCAACGGAGTTATCGCCATGGCGGTGGCAGGAAGTGAGGCAGGTTATGCTTCCGGCACGATCACCTTCGCTTCGACCGGCCCGGCCGACGGCGAGTCGCTGTCCATTGGTGGCATCGAATACCTGTTCGTCACGGCTCTGTCCTCCGGACCGACCGTTCCCTACGAGGTCGTCCGCAGTGACACCGTCGCCACAACCGCAGCGAACCTCGCCGACGCGATCAACGGCGTCGTTGGGGATGGGGTGTCCGAAGGCACCACGGCGAACCCGCATGTGACTGCATCTGCCGATGCTGGGGTTGTCACGGTCGTCGCGGATGAACCCGGTCTGGCAGGCAATGCCATCGAGTTCGCTGACGTCGATGCAGCCAACACCACGTTCGATCCGAGTTCCGATGTTCTTGGTGGTGGCGCGGCCGGTGGCAGCAAGCGCGCGTTTGGTATCCTCGCCCAGCCGATGGTAATGACCAACGGGCAGTCCGCGACCGTGCCGGTTTACCGGAGCGGCCACTGGAACATGGACGCACTGACGTTCGATGATTCCTACGACAATGACGAGAAGAAGAAGGGCGCGTTCCTCGGTTCGTTCTCTCCGACGATCTTCGTCAGCAAGCCTGAGCATAACGCGGACGCGATCTACTAAGGCCGGTTCGCAAGCCCAACCCGCACCCTGTGGGTTGGGCCAATTGAGGTAGGGATAAACTAGAAAGGAATCCTTCCATGAGCATCGGAGCAACCCTCTACGATACCTCGACGCTGCTCGGCGTCATCCGGGATCGTGACATGATGGAGCCGCCGTCGAATTACTGGCTGAGCTTCTTCGGCAGCGAAGTGCAGTTCGACGACGAATTTGTCGATTTCGGCCGCATCCAAGAAAACCGCAAGATCGCGCCGCTGGTGGTCCCCACCGCGCAAGGTGTGCCGATCTACTCGGCCGCCGAGCAGGTGAACCGGGTCAAGCCCGCATACGTCAAGCCCAAGGACCCGGTGACTGCCACGCGCGTCATTCGCCGTGTGGCGGGCTATGGCGAGCTGGCTCCGGACGCACCGGCCATGTCGCCGCAGATGCGCTACATGGCTATCGTCGCGGACATTCTGCGACAGCACCGCCGGGCTATCGAGCGCCGCTGGGAGTGGCTGGCTTCAGAGGCGATCCAAGACGGGTCCGTAACTCTGGAAGATGACCGCTACCCCCGCACGGTCGTCGACTTCCAGCGTGCGGCAGGTCATACGATTACCCTGACCTCGTCGAACTTCTGGGGTGATTCTGGCGTGTCGATCATCGGCCTGCTGGAAGACTGGAAGAAGCTGATGCGTCGGGCGAAGCACGGTGGCGCTCCGAATCGCATCACCGTAGGCACTGATGTCTGGGATGTGATGCGGACCGACACGGAGCTGAAGGAACTTCTGAACGCGGACTACCGCGCCCAGAACAATGGCATGAACCTGAACCTCGGGGTGCTGGAAGGTCTCGACGTTGAATACGTCGGCAAGATCAGCGGCACCATGGAGGTATATGTCTACAGCGACTACTACGAGCTGGCGGACGGGACCGTCACCGAGTTCATGTCTCCGCAGGACATCGTCCTGACCGGGCCGGGTATCAACGGTGTTCGCTGCTTTGGCGCGATTCAGGACACCGAGGCGAACTTCCAGCCGCTCTCGATGTTCCCGAAGATGTGGAACGATCAAGACCCGTCGGTCACGTTCGTCATGACGCAGTCGGCCCCCCTGATGGTGCCGATGTCGCCCAACGGCTCGCTGAAGGCGACCGTCGTCGCGGCACCGTAAGCCTCGACAAACCGGAGACCGGGCCGCCTGATTCCTCCCGAGGTTTAGCCCGGTCTCCGACCCGAGACCTCATTGACCCTGCCTATAGGAGAACCCTCATGGCGAAGAAAAACTACGTTGCGATCCATCGCATCCTCATGAAGCCGAAGCCGCCGACCTACGTCGAACCCGGATACCACTTCCAGATCGAAGAGAAGGAAGGGGCCCGTCTGGTCGCTCTCGGCGCAGCCAAATCGGTTGGCGGTGGCGTAGAAGAGACCCCTGCTCCTGCCCCGGAGAAGGCCGAGGAAAAGGCCCCCAAGGCCCCCAAGGCCCCCAAGGCCCCCAAGGCCCCCAAGGCCCCCACTGGTCTCGCAGGTGACGACCGTGTCGCTAAGATCAAAGAGATCATGCGTGGTCTCGGTGACTCCGACATGACCGCCGCTGGCGTCCCGGATGTGGCGGCGATCAACGCGGACCTCCCCGAAGGGACTGGCAAGGTCTCGGCGGCTGAGCGCGATGAAATCTGGGCCTCGGTCCAATCCGAGGACGATCTGGTCTGATGACTGCTTGGGCCGACGCCAAGAAGGCAGCCCGGCAGACGGTGCATGACACCTTCTCTCTGCCGGGCATCTTCTATGAAACGGCGTCGGCCACCCCCACCGTAGGTGACGACACAGTCACCGTGCGCGTCCACGACAAAGCTGAGAACGTCGGCGATCTCGCAGGGACCAATCTCAGCTACGCGGAGACAGCCGAGCGACCGACCCGCATGATATTCCAGACCTCCGAACTGGATGGTCGCGACATCGGCCGAGGTTCGATGGTGGTCATGCTAAACTACGTCGGAGACATCGTCGGCTACTTCATCGACATGGTGCGCCCCCCAGATGGTCTTACGACCACCTGCGAAGTGACGCCCCTATCACTTGAAGAGCTGTCCGGGAAGCTGCTCCCGGACGGGACCACGGTGCCGTGACATGTCAGACTTTGCGGTATTCGCCGAGGGCCTGAGCGACCTTCAGGACTTCGCCAACCTGAAGAAAGACATCCGGCATGCCGCCACGCGGGCGATCAACAAGATCGCGAGGGACAAGCGATCCCGGGCGGCGAGGCTCATCCGCGATCAGGTCAACCTCCCCGCGAGCTACGTTGCGCCGGGTCAGAAGCGTCTCCACGTCTCGAAGAAGGCCCAGAGGGGCGATCTGGAAGCTCGCATCACCGCGCGCGGTCGCGCTACCTCCCTCGCCCGCTTCGTCCAGAACCCGAGTAAGGTTGGGAAGCCCGGCGTTTACGTTCAGGTCGCCCCGGGCAAGAGCCGTTATATGAAGCGGGCCTTCCTGATCCGGCTCCCACAGGGTAACCAGCTGACCGACACGGTCTACAACCTCGGTCTCGCGATCCGGCTCCGGCCGGGAGAGCAGCTTCAGAACAAGGTCTCTGCCCGACGTATATCGTCAGGGCTCTACCTGCTCTATGGCCCCAGCGTCGATCAGGTTTTTCGGTCCAACAGCGGTTCCGGCGTTGCGAACGACATGGTCCCCGAGATAGAACGGGACCTGAGTGCTGAATTTCTGAGGCTGTTGGATATCTGATGACCCTGCTTAACCCCATCCGGCTTGAAATACACAAGCGACTGAGTGAGGCCCTGCGGGAGATCACCCCCGGGAATGGCTACGTCTCGGACTTCTCCGGCGCGGAGGGCACGGATGCCAACAAGGTCTTTCGAGGTCGGGCGATCTACGGGACCTCCGACCCGTTACCCATGCTGTCGATCTTGGAGGTTCCGATCCCCATTGACCAGCGCCCCCCTCCCGGGGATTCCACCTACAGCTCCGGCGGGTGGGAGCTGATGATCCAAGGTTTTGCGGTGGACGACAGGGATAACCCGACCGACCCCGCCCACGTTATGCTGGCCGACGTCAAGAAAAGGCTGGTGAAAGAGCGGAAGAGGCTAAACTGGGGGCCCGCACAGGGGGCCTCGGCCGGGGTTCTTGGCCTCGGGAAGACGATCACCGACGTCAAGATCGGACCCGGGGTTGTGCGGCCCCCCGACGAGGTTTCCGCAAAGGCTTACTTCTGGCTCACGTTCGAGCTAGAGTTAGCCGAAGACCTCGAAGACCCATATCAGGCAGCAACATAGACGAGAAAGGAAACCGTCATGGCACCGAGCACTCACAGCAACAACTATACCCTCGGGCGGGGTGAAATCTGGTTTGCCCGTTTCGCTTCCGGCTACGTTCCCGGGGGCTTTCGCTACATCGGCAACACGCCGGAAGTGAACCTCACCATCGAGTCGGAAACGCTCGATCACTACAACTCCGACGCAGGCATCCGCGAGAAGGATGACAGCGTGCCGCTCGAAGTGAACCGGACCGGTTCGCTCGTTACCGACAACGTCGACCCCGAAAACGTGGCTCTGTTCTTCTTCGGCACGGCATCGACGGAGACCACGTCTGCTTCCACTGGCAACACCTTCGAGATCGCGGGCGTCGAGCTGGACCGCGCCTACATGATCGGCGCGACCACCGGCAACCCCGCTGGTGTCTTCGGTCTTGACGAGGGCGGCACCAACACCGTCGAGATCGACGGTGGTGCGACTCTGGTTGAGGACACCGACTACACTATCGACTACGCCAACGGGATGATTACCTTCCTGTCGGGTGGCACCGTGGCCGCAGACGACGACGTCACGGTCACCTACGACCTCGCAGCCAACACGCGCTCCCGCGTGATCTCCGGCTCCGACCCGGTGGAAGGTGCGATGATCTACCGGACGGTGAACCCGAAGGGCGAGGATTGCACCTTCTACTTCCCTTACGTGAAGATTTCCCCGAATGGGGACTACGCGCTGAAGGGCGACGAGTGGCAGCAAATCCCGATGTCTCTCGAAGTCCTGAAGCTGACGAGTGCCGAAGCGATCTATCGCGATGGCGATCCCGTCTTCAGCTGATCCCAGACCGGCCCGGGGGTAGTCTCCCGGGCCAACCCTGAAGGAATAGGATATGGGCCTCAAGAATATCACCATCCCGGAACGCACGATCTCGGTCGGCAAGGACGGGGAGATATCGGTCCGGGGCATCAGCCTGTCGGACCTCATGACCATCGTCAATGTTTACGGCCCGCAGGCCAGTATGGCTTTCGCCAAGGTGCAGAAGATGAAGTCTCTCGACGTCGCCGACGTCCGGACCCTGATCGGCACTATGGCAACGGAGTTCCCGGACATGGTCGCGGCCGCCATGGCGCTTGCCGCAGACAGCTACGATCAGGAAACCGTCGATCTCCTGAAACGCATCCCCTTCCACAAGCAGATCGAGGTCATCGAAGCGATCTTCGGCCTCACCTTCTCGCAGGAGGGCGAGATAAAAAAGCTGATGGGCACCCTGACAGGCATGATGGCGGAGGTATCTGGGGCCCTGATGGAGATACAAACGCCTCCTTCGCCGAATGGTATTGGGGCATCCGCCGTTCAGTAAACCTCTGCTTGTCGGAGGGGCACGTTGAAGCCTACCATTACCCACTGGGCCTCGTTATGGATGAGGCCCAGTTCGTACAGGAGAGAACGAACAACCGGATGGTGATGGAGGCGGAGCTGATCCGACAAGCTGTTGCCGGGATGATCGTGAAGGGGTCGCGTAACCAGTTTTCAAAGCTCGTCAAAAAGCTTAGTGTCGAGACAAACCCATTTGCTTTCCTCTTCGGGAAAGGTTCTTCAGAGCTTACAGAGGCGCAGAAGGACGGTCCGACGGAGAAGAAGACGCTGGGCACGGTGAAGCTCCCGCCGGGTGTGCGGGGCTCGGAGGCATCGAGAGGGTAGGTTGAATGGCTCGGCGTGACGTCGATCTGGTAATCAAAGCTAAAGATCAGGCGGCGTCCGTTGTCGACTCGATTACCAAGGCCCTCAACAAGTTCGTTGAGGCCCAGAGGAATCTCGATAGCCGGGCCGACAAGACCGAAACCACCCTGACACAACTCGGGGCGGCCATCGGCAAGCTCGACGGCGCGCTGAAGGGGTTTAACTCCGGGCAGAAGTTGGCCGGAGAGTTGACCAAGGTTGCCGAAAAGCTGGGGCAAGTCGAGGCGAAGTTCGCCGAGACACAGCGCGAGGTCGCGCAGTATGACAAGCAGCTGAAGGCCACCAACCAATCGCTTGAGAAATACACGGGAAAACTGGAACGCAACCTCGCCGCGCAGGAACGGCAGAAGGCGGTCGTGGCAAAGGCCAAAGCGGACCAGAAGGAACTGACGAGGGCCTACGAGCAGGCCGTATCCGCACAGGACAAACTCCAACGTCGCCAGCAGAAGTTGCCCGGTCTGATCGAGAAGGCATCTCTGGCGGCCGAGAAAGCGTCCCGGCGGTTCAATGACCTGTCTGCGCAAGTAGCGGGAACAGCAAAGCCGACAGCAGCTTTGCGTGACCGTCTGGCTTCGGCCGAGCGCAGCATGACCACCACAGGGTCACGACTGTCCAAACTCCGGTCCGAGTTCGGCCAGATCGGGTCAAAAATCAACGCCGCCGGGGCGGCAATTACTTTGTTCGGGGGCCAAGCTTCCCGGGCAGGGCAGAACCTGTCGAAGCAGGAATCGATCCTCGCCAATATGGCGGAGAGCTACAACCGCATCAAGGCGCAGACGCAGGCCGTGGGCCAGCAGCAGGCTCGGTTGTCGTCAAACCTGAACAGGACCACCGGACAGCTCAGTCGCCTCGGAAAAGAGCTGGAAGACGGACGCGCGGGGCTCGACAAGATGTCGGTCTCGACGGCACAAGCGACAGCCGATCTCGACCGGTTGGCCAAGCGGGGGTTCCTGTCGTTGGTGGCTGCCGCCCACGACCAGAAGCGCGTCGTGTTGGAAACCAGCCAAGCCTACGATCAGGCTCGGGCCCGTGCGACGGCTCTCGGCAAGGCGCTCGCACAGACCACCAAGCCCACCCGCGATATGGTGCAGGAGTTCCAGAAGGCTGCTGGTGAATCGACCCGGTTGAAAACGCAGCTGGGCGAGCAGCGCATTGCGCTTCAGGGGATGTCCCAGACGCTCAGGAACACGGACAGGAGTTACGAGGGCCTGCGGACGGCGCAGGCTGCCTTCCTCGCGATCATCGACAGACAGATCGGGGCAATGAACCGCGCCGACGCTTCGACCCGGAAGTCCAGCGCCTCTGTCCAAGCTCTGGCCTCGTCGGTCAACATAGCCGCCACAGGGTCAACAAAACTCGTCAGCGGGCAGGAGAGGTTGGGACGGGCCAGCGAGCGTGCAGCGGTCTCCACGGGCCGCCTAGCGGACGCTTACCGGCGCTTCTACGGGGACAGTCGACGATCACTGTCCCTGCTTCAGCGTATCCGGGGTGAGGTTCTGTCGTTGGTGGCAGCCTACGGCGGCCTCTACGGGGCGATTACGGCCCTCCGGACGACCGTGGATGCAACACAAAAGCTCGAAGCTGCTCAGGCTCGCCTGAACGTGGCGTTCAACAACGACAGCTCCCGGGTCGCCGCCGAGTTCGATTTCATTCGTCGGACCTCCGACCGGCTAGGTGTGAGCATTGGTAACCTCGCGACTGAATACTCGAAGTTCAGCATCGCCACCAAGAACACGTCTATCGAAGGTGCCCGGGCGAAGAAAATCTTCCTCCAAATCGCTGAGGCCGCGAGGGTCAACAGGTCCTCCACAGAAGAGCTTCAGGGCGTTTTTGTCGCTTTGACTCAGATAGTTAGTAAGGGCGCGGTCCAAATGGAAGAGCTGCGCCAACAGCTCGGAGATAGGCTTCCCGGTGCGATTCAGATCATGGCCGACGGCCTTGGAGTGACCACGGCCGAACTCATCAAGATGATGGAGCAGGGTCAGGTCACGGAAGAGGCTCTGGTCGGGTTCGCTGACGAGGTATCCAAGCGGTTTGGCGGGGGCCTCGAATCTGCTTTGCTGGGGATCACAGTCGCGCTGGGCCGTCTCGAAAACGCAGCCTTCCAAGCTGCGGCTCAGTTCGGTGAGGGTGGATTTATAGCTGCGCTCACCGGGTTCGCCAACACGCTGACCGAGGTCCTGAAGTCTGCCGATTTCGAGGCGTTCACTCGTAGGGCCTCGAAGGCGCTGGGGGGTCTTCTGGATTTCCTCGGGTTCCTCGCGTCCAACTTCGAGGTCGTCGTAACCCTGCTGGTCAGCTTGCTCGCCTACAAGCTGGTGCCTATCGTTCTCTTTCTGGGGAAAACCTTCAACAAGGCTACGAAGGCCGCCCTCCTGACGGGCAACAGCTTCGGCGTGGTTCAGGCCCGGGCTGCCGCCATGGGCGTATCCATCACGCGCACCGGCTACGCGATCCGGGGGCTCACCCGTGCGATGCGGGGGCTCGTCGGATCGACAGGGGTCGGGCTGGCATTCATCGCGGTATCGGCGGCCCTTGCCGCATGGTCTACCGATGCCGACAGGGCCACAGTAGCCCTGAACACCCACCGCAAGATCGTCGACGACGTCAAGAACGCCTACGAAGCTGCGGGAGGGGCGTCCGAGGACTGGGCCGACACCATCGAAGGCGTAACGAGGCAGCAAGCACAGGTCAGCCTAGCGAACATCAGGACAGAGCTGAACAGGGCACGCGTCGATGCCACGGCTTTCGTGCGTGCGTTGGGCGATGCGTATGAACCTCTGATTGGCGGGTCCGAGGAAACGCAGGAGTCGCTGCGGAAGTTGGCGAGGCGATTCCAGAACGGTGAGATCAAGGTCCAAGAATACAAGGACGCTCTCGAAGCTCTGGCAATTGCGGACCCCGATCTGGACATCAATTTCGTCGCGGACCTCCAAGATAGCGCCGATGGAGCCCGGGAGCTGGAAACAGCTTTCGACGAAGCGAGTCTGGCAGTTCAGGTGCTGGGCGACAACGCAGAGGATGCCCAAGACGCTGTCGAAGCCTTGGTCGGGGCGATGGACCCAGACACGGCCGACAAGATGCAGGAGGCCATGGACAAGCTCGGCTCGGCCATGGACGCTCTCGAAGATTCCCTGCCAAAGTCCAAGGATGGTATGGACGAAGTCGCGCAGGCCGCCGAGGATGTCGCGACAGCCTATCAGGACGCCCTCAAAGCAGCCCGATCCCTACCAGAGACCATTCAACGGATTGCGGCAGAGCAGGGCGTCCTGAACGCGTTCGCCGAGAGGTTCAAGAACCTCATGTCTGGGGCGCTGGACTTTGCGCTCGACAACACCCTCGTAGACCGGATCATCGGTGTCGAGAGTGGCGGTAACCCGTCCGCCCGAAACCCGGAAAGCTCGGCTACTGGACTTGGCCAGTTCGTTACGCGGACGTGGCTGGAATTGTTCAAGAAGCATTTCCCGGATCGCGCTGCCGGGATGACCGACGCTATGATTCTAGCGCTCCGAGAAGATGCGGCCATATCGCGCGACATGGTCGGTCTCTATCTCCGGGAGAACGCCAAAATTCTCCAAAGGATGGGCGTTCAGCTCACCGATGCGAACCTGTATCTGGCGCATTTCCTCGGCCCCGGTGGCGCGACAGCACTTCTTCGGTCTGCCCCCGGCACTAAGGCGAACGACGTTCTGGGGTCCGACCAGATCGCGGCAAACCAAGGTATCCTCGACGGCAAGACCCGCGAAGAAATCCTCGCGTGGGCACAGCGGAAGGTCGGCATCAGCTCGACCGAGCTGGATATCCTTGAAGACATGGTCGAGACCGAGCGCGACCGGGCCGAGGCTACGTCTGACCGGATCGCTGACAACGAATTCGAGATCAGCCAGCAGCAGATGATTCTGGATGGCAAGGCCCGCGAGGCCGCCATCGAAGAGGCAATCCGGGACGCGCGTAAGGACGACCCGGGAATCTCTGAAGAGAATATCGCCAAGATCAGGGAACAGACTGGGGCCTTGTTCGACCTCGAACTTGCACAGAACCGCGCCAAGGATGCCGACAAGGACGCTTCTGCTGCTGCCCGAGACGCTTCAGCTCGGGTCAACGCCCTGTTGGCGCAGCAGAAGGCGCTCTACGACCAGCTGGCAATTGCGAAGCGGGATGGCGACACAGGGACGCAGGAAGAGCTGCGCCAGAAACTCGCGAACGTAAATACCGAGTTAGAAGAGGCCATTGCCAACGCGCGGGCCATGTGGGAGGCCATCGGCGGCGCGGACGCGGAGAACGCCCTCATCAAGCTCGACACGGCCGCCCTGAAGGCGGGGAACTTGGCCGCTGGCGCGCAGAAGGTTTACCTCGACTGGTCGCGCGTCGGCGACCTGTTTGTCACAGGGTTGGCGAGTGCCTTCGACTCGTTTGCGCGCAAGGTGGCAGAGGGGGCGAACGTCTTCGACACGGCCCGGGATGCCTTCCTTCAATTCGCCGCTGACTTCTTGCTTCAGATCGCCCAGATGATTATTCAGCAAGCGATTCTGAACGCCTTGCAAGCCGCTTTCGGGGGGACCAGTTTCGGGAGCCTGATTGGTGTCGGCCACACAGGAGGTATGGTCGGGTCTTCCCGGGTTGGTTCAGGCAACAGCAGCAGGCAAGTGAATCCAGCGATCTTCGCCAGCGCGATGCGATACCACGTCGGAGGGGTCGTCGGTCTGCGGCCGGGGGAAGTCCCCATCGTCGCGAAAGAGGGGGAGGAAATGTTGACAAGGGACGACCCGCGCCACATGCTCAACGGCGGTCTCTCGGGCGGCTCTGGCGCACCTGCTGTCAATGTCCGGAACATCAACACTTTCGACGCGCCCGGCTTCTTGCAAGCGGCGCTGGACACACCCGTCGGAGAGAAGGTCCTCTTTAACTTCATCTCGGCGAACCCCGGGAAATTCCGGGCGGCAATGGGAGCGTAGGAATGCCAACAACAAAATGGGTCACAGGGACAGCAACGGACGATCAGGACCTCTATGCGAAGCTCATCACATTCCTGACGACGGATACTGATCTGGTCTCGGCCGGGGAAGAGTGGACCGAAGTCTGGGATCACGATGATGGCGATGAAGCTGGGATCGTTTTGCAAGGCCCGGGACTGGCAGGAACAGACGAGATTTACATCGGACTCAGGCTGGTCCGCGACGTGGGTGCGGATAGCTATGCCATTGAAGTGTCGGGCATGACCGGATACCAAGATGGCGGAGAAGAGATGGGCGATCATGTCAACGTGAGCCCCCAACCTGTCCGCAGCTTCGCGGACTCAGGGTCAATGACCTATTGGTTTATAGCCAGTGGTCGGCACTTCATTGTCGTTACCAAGATCAGCACCATTTTTGAAGCTCTATACGCAGGCTGGTTCCTTCCCTTTGGCACTCCCTCGGAATATCCGTATCCGATGTTTATCGGTGGCTCCGCAGGTCCGGAGCAGACACACTCGTCGTCTCCCAAGAGTTGGCGCGACGACGTTACCGGGCACAGCCTTTTTCCATGGCCCTCTTTCAACACGTTCTCTGGCTACCTGTATAACAGCTCCGCTCACGTTCTCTCCCCCAGTGGCGATTGGCTTGAACTGTCCAATTCCAATGAGTTCAGCGATGGGACGGTCGGGCCTTTTGTTACAAGGGGCAACAGGTATACAGAGGGTGGGGATACTACTGGCGTATTTCCACCTTCCCCCACGCACAAAAACCAGATGGATTGCTATGGTGGTGACAAGATGATCCATCCTGTCACGCTTCACCGAATCGATTCTGGAAATCAGACTTACGGGGTTCTCGATGGGGTCTTTCGGTGCCAAGGCGTGGGTATTGGGGCCGAGGACAAGATTACGGTCGATAGTGTTGACCATCTCGTCGTTCAGAACGCTTTTCGGACGGCTTTCGACGATTACTTCTGTGTGGAGCTGAGCTGATGACATATAGCCTTCAAGCGGTGACCAGCTGGCAGGATGTGGTCGACGAGATCATCACTTTCGCAGCAGCTCGCGGGTGGACCACCACGGGCGGATCGGGGTCGAGCGGGACGGTAGAGAACCCATCTACGGGGCTGGTGACGACACTCACAGCTTCTTCTGATACGATCACGGCGTCACCGGCAGGGGGTATCGAAGCGCGAGCCCGGTCTCCGTATCTGGACGGGACCTATCCCGGCTCTCCGGTCATTGTGAACCCTGTCCAGTGCCATCTGTTCGGGAACAACAGCCCCTACGCTGCGCCTGACAGCGAACCTTATATCGCCGTTGTGGTGGGCTTTGGTTATAACAGCTACCGACATATCTACATCGGGACGATGGTTCCGGCCGGAAACTACACTGACGGTGACGTGATCTCGATCAACAACTTCTCTCTGCAAGGGTCCTCTCCCGGGGACATCTACCCTTACGGCCAGAAGAACAAGTATCTGTTTGGGGCCAATAACAATCACGAGGATGGAGCGACATACGCAGGCGGCGTGAAGATCAGCCATGCCGACAACGCCACCACATGGCGTTCGTTTCGATCCCCGAGTATCAGCTCCGCCGCACTCGAAAACCTCACTGGGTCCGAGGCATTCGGCGGGAACAACGACGATATCAACGATGGTCGCGTTTACAGGGCTCATGCGGACTACGCTTCCGGCCAGCTGATGGTTCCAGTAAACCTCTACTGCTCCGATGGGGATGACGGAGAGAACTACCGTATTCGGCCTCTGGGACATGTTTCCGGGGCGCGTCTGATCGACATGGAGAACGTCGACCCGGAGCAGGAGTTTTCCATCAGTTCTGACGATTGGAAAGCGTTTCCCGAGTTCTCGAAACGCTCAGATGCTTTCGTCGATTGGCCGGGCACGGCGTACTTCCCCAACGAGCTGTCTGGCTATTACGGGCTCGCCTACCACAAGGATGGGTAAACCATGGCTTTCGCGGGTCTGAAATCCCTCGCGCTGGCGTTTTCCAACAACTCGGAAGACTCCACCGTAGGGATCAACAGGACAGACCCGGCAGGGTTTCAGCAGCTTTTTGATGGGCCACAAGGAATCTCCGGATCACACACCGAAGAAGACAGTGTGGCGATGCCTGCGCGGACCTTGGGGGGATACAAGTCTGTCACCTATGTCGACGATTTCTACAACCGCGTCCACTTCCTTCCTTCCCCCCTGACTTTCGGAGCGATCTCCAACGACACGCCGCGAACGCTGGCTGTCTGGAACGCCCATCTGGTGGCTCAGGACCTGAATGCGATCACCATCGACAGCTTCATCGGGGTCGTTTACGGAGGTAGCTCGCTCCCGCTTACATTCAAGCCCCTGCAAGAGATCGGGCTGTTGTTTACCGCGCAAGCGGAGGGGCCCCCGTCCTTCTCCGTTGCTACTGATTTTGACTTCGATCTCGGTTCTACCTACGAGGTCGTTTTCATCGGGGACCGGGCAGTGGTGGTCGAGCGAGGCCCCAACTGGCGCGACAACGTGGTAGAGACCATTGAGTTCAAGACAGAGATCGTTCACCGCTCCCGCTCTGGTCGGGAACAGCGCCGCGCTCTGCGGCAAGAGCCCCGCAGGGTGATGTCCTATACGCTCTCGACGTGGGCAGATACCAGACGCGCCGCAGAGGGCCGTCTGACGCGCTGGCGGAGGCGTCCGGTGCTGATGCCTATGTGGCCGTGGAAGACCTTCACGACGGCTGCGACGGCTGTGTCAGGGTCGATCCTCACCGTTGATCCAGTGCCCAACTGGGCCGTGGACGGAGCGTCGGTCATGATCTCCCACCCCGACCTTTCCGGGAACATCATAGGATCGGTCGACTCGACTACGCCCACGACCATTGTTTTAGGGTCCGCTGTCACTGAGGAAATCCCCGTCGGTGCCTCTGTCACGCTGATGATGACCGGCAGGATACGGGACGGCCAGAAGATGGAACGGGCCACGGCCGACATCGGCGAGATGCCTGTATCCTACGACGTTGTGCCCGGGATTGACGCGGTCTACACGCCCCCGGCGGCGACACTCTTTCACGACAGCTTGGAGGTCTTCATGACCGGTCCGAACTGGCGCGACGGGATCGAAGAGACTTGGGATATGCCGCTCGACGAGGTCGACATGGGTTGGGGGCAAGTCGATTTCTACGAGGCTCAGGACTTCGCCGAATACGTGATGAGGGTCGTCTACAGTGGGCTCCGTTATGACAAGGTTCAAGACGTCGTCGATCTGTTCTACCGCCAGAAGGGGCAGCGCGGTGAGTTCTGGATGCCAACCTTCGGCCGCGACATTGTCCCCGGTTACCAGCTCGACGAGAGCGCCACGGTCATCCGGATTGAGGGCGTAGACTTTGCAACCGACTGGGCTGGTCAGGCCACCAACGCAGCCTTGATCGTATGGCTGGCCGATGGGAGTTACCTTCTCCGAAATGTCGTGTCGATCTCGACCACTACCGATGCTTTCGGAACGGACTCCGTGATCGACGTCGATGTCGCGTGGGCCGAGGACGTTCCGGTCTCCGACATTGTGAAAATATCTTGGTTGATGCGCGTCCGGTTCGCCTCTGATACGCTCAGGATAGACTGGCAATCCGATCAGGTGGCCGACACCCAATTTTCGGTCCGCACGCAGGAGGCGCTATGACCTTCGAGACCTACGAGCAGGGCCGATACAGCGGCTCCCCTGTCGAGACTTATCTGTTCACCTACGGGCTGGGGGCGACCGAGTATTACGGCTATACGGATGCGGAACGTGGGTTCACCTTGGGCGGAAAGACCTACCGGGCGCGCCCGATCAGCAGGGATTCGATTTCTACCAGCGGGGGAAGGACCGAACGGCAGGACATCAAGATCATGATGTCAGGCAAGGAAGAGTTCTTGGACATGTTCCAGATTTACCCACCCGATCAACCAATATCGGTGGTGATCTCTTCCGGCCACCACGAGGACGGCACGGCCGATTTCAACGCGGTTTTCCACGGCAAGGTCATCAACGTCTTGACCAAGTCAGATGGGCAGGCTGAAGTCCTTTGCCGTCCCCTGTGGACAGCGGCCAACCAAGCCGGTCTCCGGAGGCACTACCAGATAGGTTGTCCACATGTTCTTTACGGGTCTCACTGCAAAGCCTCGGAGACCGCCGTAACGACCACGGCTGCGGCGTTCCCGGCGTCCAACAAGGTAACCCTTGCCAGCGGCTGGGAGGGGGCCTACACGACGTCCAAATTCCGTGGCGGATGGCTCGAATGGGTTGTCGGGGCAAACACTTACCGGCGGACGATTTTGCGCCTGTCCGGGAACACTCTCACCCTGTCTGGGCCTGCTCTCGACTTGTCGGTGGGACACTCGATGCGCGTGGTGATCGGGTGCAACCGGAAGATGGATGACTGCACAGACATCCACAACAATATCAACAACTACGGGGGCCAGCCTTGGATTCCCCTGAAAAACCCGATCAACACTAACCCATATCTGAAGGACCCGGAGGGGCCCGACCCGTCTGACTTCCTCTCGATGGTCTTCACAGGAGACTAGACCATGCCCCTGCCGTGGCTAGCCCAGTTGCTTATCGGTCTCGCGATCTCCATCGTCGCTTACCTCATCATGCCCAAGCCGAAGCAGCCGAAGCCCCCGGAGGTTCAGGACCTTGAAGGGCCAACAGCCGAGGCGGGCCGCCCGGTCCCCGTGGTTTTTGGAACAATCAGGGTGAAAGGTCTCAACCTGTTGTGGTATGGGAATATCAGCAAGCGCATCTACGAAGTCGACGATGAGGAAGGCAAGAAATGAGCGGCGAGAGGGACCCCGGCCGGGATATCGTCATCACGGCCAACGACGCTAGGGTCTCCGGCTTTTGCGGTGCGGGCATGTCAAACTGGGGGAAGCATCGTGGCATGACCGTGAAGAAGATGCTCGCAGGGGAGTATACTGTAGGGGCGGTGGAAGACCTGAACGATGCCCTCGGTAACCGGATTGCAAGGGCGGCGAGAGATCGCGTTGCGCGCGAGGGTGAATAATGGGTAGCAAAGGTGGGGCCAAACGTCGTGTAATCGACTACCACATCGACATGCACTGGGGCATCTGCTGGGGGCCGGTCGACAGCATCGACGAGATCAGGTTCAAAGGCGAGGACGTGGCGTGGTCAGGCACCCTCGACTCGAATGGCGAACTGAGCATCGACCTTCCGGAGCTATTCGGTGGGAATGATGCGGAAGGTGGTGTGATCGGGAAAGTCCACGTCCTACTCGGAGGGGCCGCGCAGGTTCTTACAGACAAGCTTGCCGGGTACTTGGGACTCACCAGCGCCACAGCCCCGGGCTACCGGGGGATCGCCTCGCTTTGGTTTCACGACGGCCCCAACGGCCGGGGGTTCATGGTTGCGCAGAACAACCCCTTCATCTCGCCGCTTGACGTCAAGGTCACTCGTATTTCCAAGCACGCAAACTTGAACGACGCCCACGCCAGTATGGATGGGGGCAGCAACGCTGTTCATATGGTCTTCGAGGTCTACACCAACTCCGATTGGGGGCTGGGTTGGCCTGTCGCAGCCTTCAATCTGGCGAGCTGGCTGGCAGCAGCCGAGACGATCTACAATGAGGGGATCGGCCTCTCGATGATGTGGACGCGCCCGGGGGAGATCGAAGCGTTCGTCGCCGAAATCCTCGACCACATCCAAGCGGCGGTCTACACTGATCCAACGACCGGCCTTATCGAGATCAAGTTGTTCCGGGATGACTACGACCTGACTTCGGCCAAGACCTTCGATCCTGACAACTGCACGCTCGAAGACATGCAACGTCGGGCGCTCGAAGACACGATCAACGAGATCGTCATCACCTACACCAACCCGGAGAACGAGGAAGAGGCCACGGTCACTCTTCAGGACCTTGCCAACATCTCAGCCCAAAGCGGCCAGATCAAATCTGACAGCCGGAACTACTACGGGGTCCGCAAAGCCGACCATGCGTGGACCCTCGGAGAGCGTGATATCCGCGAGGCGAGCTACCCCCTGTTCAGCTGCAAAATCATCACGGACAGGTCGCAAGGCCCGGTCGTTCCCGGGGAGGTCGTCGAGCTGGTCTGGCCGGAAGAAGGGATCGCCAGCATGGCGGTTCGTGTCCTCGACATCGACAAGGGTAAGAAGGGTTCCGGCAAGATGATTCTGTCGGTGACAGAAGATATCTGGTCGCTCGACAAAGGGGAGTTCGAGACACCTCCCACTACGAGTTGGACCGTGCCGGTGTCAGCTCCTGAACCCTTCGATCAGCAGAGTGCGATCACGGTTCCTTACCCCTTCCTGTCCGCTTTCGGGGCCACGACCACATACTCGGACGCCCGCGTCGTGTTGCTCGGACAGAACGACGACAGCGCGACGGAGAGCTTCACGCTCACCACCGAGCGGGTGAACACGGCGGGCGACACGGTGACAGAGAGCTACGCCGGGATGCTCGAAACACCCTTCGGGGCGTTGTCTGCCGATCTCGTTGCGGAAGCGGAGTCCACTATCGCAGATGCGGACATGTTCTCGATGGTGGGGGCCATGCCCGATCTGGCGTCAGGGCAGCTCTTCTACCTTGGCGACTCGACCGATGATTCCGTCAACGAGATCATCATGCTGAAGAGCTACGGGGCTGGGGCTTGGACGGTCAAGCGGGGCATCTACGACACAGTTCCTCGCGACTGGTCCACAGGCACGGAGCTGTGGTATCTGCGGCCGTCCTCGACGGCGTCCACCGACCCTAACCTCCGCGCAGCGGGGGCCGACGTCAGCTACTGGCTGCGGCCAAAGACCATCAGCGGCGTGTTGGACGTGGTCGATGCGACCGAGCTGGTTTACTCCGTCTCGGAACGCCCGCACCTGCCCTTCCGCCCGGCGAACGTGAAGGTCGAAGCTGATGGTGGATGGGGCACTTTCGACTTGACGGGTTTTACCGAGTTCACTGTCACTTGGGCGAACCGAAACAGGACCCTCGAAGATACGGTTGCGCTCTACTGGGATGAGGCAACAGTCACACCCGAGGACGGACAGACGACGACCATTCGGTTCGTTGACCTCGACGGGAACCTGATCGTGGAATATACCGGGCTGACGGGGACGAGCTACGACGTCCCGATGTCGGGGCCCACGACCGACGGGGACGGCGAAGTGAAAATTCAGGTTCTGGCGGAGCGGGATGGACTCGAATCGCTACAATATTACGAACGTCAGCTGACTCTTGTCGACGGGGGCTATGGGGTAGGCTACGGTGAGAGCTACGGCACAGGAGCTTAAAGCATGTCAGGAACAACCAGCACCAAGGATTGCGTCACGACCGGGTGGGTCTTGCTCGCAGAGAATGTCACTGGCTGCATCGTCCAGATGGGCGGGCAAGGCTACGTCAGGGTGGCGGTCGCGGCCGATGATCCCGGCGCGGAGAGCGAGATTGGTATCGTGATCGACGGGAAGATGCTGACCACGCTCCCCTTGACAGGGTTAGAGAGTGGCGTCGACGAGGTCTGGGGCCGAGCGATCGGTCAGGTCGAGACCGTCACTGTGCTGACCTCGGGTGCAGCATGATGAACCTCAACACCCTCATATTGATGATGGCGCAAATGTCTTACGCTGCCAGTCTGGAAGTGATATTCGGATACGGCGAGAGCTACGGCAACGACTACGGAAACGGGAGCTAGACCATGGCAGGAGAACGCACAGTCCCCGGTATCGGGCTGACCGCTTTTTGGGACCTCGGTTCCGGCTACAAGTCCGGGATGGACACCAACCTTCAGACCTTGTCGGGGTTGGTCCAGTGTCGAGTGATCTCTCGCACGACCTCGCTTCCGGGGGTTCCTTCAGACGGGGACATTTACATCGTCCCAACAGGGGATGTAGACGCTGAGGACATCGCCATCCGGGACAACGGGGCGTGGGTCAACATCACGCCGGTCGAGGGCTACACGGCATATGTGGTTGACGAGGACCGCTTCGTCACTTTCATGGGTACGAACTGGATCGAAGCCTACATGATCTACGACATCGGCTTTTTTGCAGCGGGTGTGATGACCGATGCGGAGCTGGTCGGGAAATTTATGGCGGTGCGACCGTTCACCCTCCCGGCGTCCGCCCCCGGCGCGCAGGCAGATGCGGAGACGGCGTCCACGGGAACGGTCAGCCTCAGCTTACAGAAGAACGGCGTGGAGTTCGCTACCTGTGAGTTCGCTGCGGCGGCAACAGGGACGTTTACCCAAGCATCAGACGCAGACTTTGCCGTCGGCGATTCCCTGACCTTGGTGGCACCCGCGACAGCCGATGGGACTCTTGAAAGTGTCGCCATCTCCCTGAAAGCAATCTTGAAGGAATAACCGATGACCATCCTTTTTGCGGGAAACTCTACTGCCGGATTCTCTTTCGCCAACGTTGCGGACCAAGCCACTGCGGGCCGGTTCGATAGCGACTATGTCAGTGCCGCTCTTCGGCTTACATCCAGCGGGAGCGACGGTAGCCGGGGACGACTGGACACACCAGTTTTTGCCGCGCAGTCAGAACTCTGGTTCCACTTTGAATACTATCACCCGTCGGCCACCATCTCCAACACGGACGGAGGCTGGGTCGATTTTTATTCCGGCGACAACGTCGTTGTTCGCCTCCAAATGGTGAACGGGGAAATGCGGGTCTATCTCGCAACTTCCGACGCTGGAAGTCCTACTTGGGATTTTGCACAGTATACAGGGGTCACCATAGCTGTTCTGGCACTAACGCGTCTCGACATCCGGTTGAAACTGGATAATACGGAAGGTGCTTTCGACATCTACATAGACGGTTCGCTTGTATCCAGCTTCTCTGGGGACACCATCAAGGCTTCTTCCACCACCATCGACAGAATTCGACTGTGGTGCCCGAGTACGCTTTCCAATATTTCCTATGATCTGGACGTTTCGCAGATTATTGTTTCGACGACTGACTCGCGCAACCTTCGCTGCAAACCGTCCGTCCCGACGGGGGCGGGGACCACGAACACCTTCGATTCAGGTGCCTATACCGACGTGGATGAAGCAGGTGTTGCCGACGACGCGGACTACCTTGCGGCCACCGCCAATGACCAGTTGTTCCTCGGCACCGTGGCCGATGCACCTACCGGGGCCGCCCCGGTAGCGGTGGTTCTGAACGCCCGGGCTCTGTCGAATTCCGGATCGCTCCTGAATGCCCAGCTCGCAGTTCGGTCCGGCACGACGAATTACTTCTCCGGGGACATCGCTCTAGAGGCTGGTTTCAGTCCCATATCCAACGTATGGGAAACGGACCCAGACACAGCAGCAGCGTGGACCGAAAGCGGTTTCAATGCGATTGAGGCCGGAGTGCGGGCCCGGACATGACCGATGTTTCCCAGATAGAAACAGCTGCGGTTGTTTATGGGTCGGGGGCGGCAGACGAGGCTGTCGTTTCTCAGATAGAAACAGCTGCGGTTGTTTACGGGTCGGGGGCGGCAGATGAATCAGTCGTTTCACAGGTCGAGGTCTGTTGCGTCATAGAGCTGGCCGCAACCGGTGGTGGCTCTCGACGGGCTGTGATGGTTATCGCTGCTTGACCTCGTGCTAGACAGGTTACGATGGGGGCGCTACGGTTGCGCAACATCACGGGGAGACAGCAGACATGGCGGGCCACAACACAGCCTTTCTTGAGATCGCCGGAAACTACCTCGGGCTCGAAGAGTGGCCCGGGGCGAAGCACAACCCGACCGTGGTCGGGTTCTTCGAGACTTCCGGTCACGACTGGGTCAAGGACGATGAAACCCCGTGGTGCGCCGCCTTTGTCGGTGCCGTTCTCGCCGAGGCCGGTGTGTCAGGGACAGGCAAGCTCAACGCCCGGTCCTATCTGGACTGGGGCTCCCACGTCAGCCTGAAGGATGCCGAGCCCGGGGACGTCGTTATCCTGTCCCGGGGCGATCCCAAGGGCTGGCAGGGGCACGTCGCCTTCCTCGCCGGGTTTGAAGGGGGCTACATGATCCTCCGTGGTGGGAACCAAGGCAACAGGGTATCCGATCAGAGATACCCCACCAGCAAACTTCTCGGTATTCGTCGATATGGCGGACAGCCGGACCAGAAGACCGGCCGTCCGGTACTGAGAGAGGGCGACAAGGGGGCCTTCGTCCTCGACGCCCAGTCGTTGATGCAGCGACAGAAGTTCTTCTCCGGCGCTTTAGATGGGGCTTTCGGTCCACTCACCAAGGCGGCCGTGATGGCGTTCCAAGATCACGCAGGACTCTCCACCGACGGTGTGGTTGGGCCTATGACATGGAGGGCCCTGATGGACGCTCCTGTTCGTTCAGATCGGATCGTCACGGAATCCGATCTGCGTGATCGCCGGTCGCGCACCATAGAGACGGCCGACAGGGGCGAGAGAGTGGCTAAGCTTGGCGCTGTGGCTGTCGCGACCGGCTCCGTGCTGGATACCGCCAAGGAAGCAGCCCAGAAGGCCACAGACACGCTCCCAGCGATCCAGCAGGCGCTGCTAGACAACTGGATCGTCCTGCTCGTTGGGGCGGTCGGTGTGGTCAGCTACTTCTACGGTGGCAAGATCATGGACTCGATCCGGAGCATCCGTGTTGACGACGCGCGCGACGGTGCGAACCTGAAGCGATGATCGGAAGCCTGCTCAGCACCCGGACCTTGGTCGTCCTTGGCCTTTTGGCGGCCGCTCTGGCGGGCCTGTGGTGGTTCGGGAACGAGAGGTATCACGCTGGGGTCAGAGCGACCACGGCCGACTTTGTGAAGCAAGACATGGAGGGAGCCAAAGATGTCCGTCGTATCGCTGAAGACACCCTTCGCCGCATTGGCGACAATCCTGATGTTGACGAACTGCTCAGAGCCACAGGTGGCCTTAGAGAAGACTGAGCGAGAGGTCTTTGCTCAGCTCGCTCGGACCCTCCCCACGGCCAGCACGTCCGACACGAAGCAGACCCGGCTCGAAGTCGGGGTCCACCGAACTTTGTTTATAGACCTGTGTCGGAACAGGGGCCATTGCGTCGGACCGAAGACCGAAACGCTGTGATCGCTGATTGCGTGACACCCCCCTAGCGACTATGCTTACTCTACCAGCAGATGAACTGGGTGAGGCAAAAGAGTGTTTCTCGGGCAAGGCGATACCTCGAAGCTCGAAGATACGGAGCAGATGACGCTCGCACATCTTCGACGCATGATAGAGACGGGGCATCTCATCGCCCTGAACCCCAAGGAATCAGAGGTCGCCATCAGGGCGATCACCTTCTATGGCCGATGGGAATCAGCCATCTCCGTCATCCAGTCCATGCGTAACATCCTCATCCTCGTCGCAGGGGGGATCGCCTTCTGGTGGGCGACTGGCGGCGCGAACTTCGTCGTAGATTTCATCCGTAACGCAGCAAGGGCGGGACAGTGACCAAGAGGTCCTACAAATCGTCGTTCATCTGGACGTCAATCCGGACCGGGGAGCTTCTTCTGGCTGTCCTCGTGGTCTTCGTAGTGACCAGCAGGATCGAGCAGGGGAAGCAAGACCGATTCGATTCGATCCCTCCGACAGAGTGGTTTGAGGTCTCCGAGCTGTTCGTTCCGGACCACGAGGTTGGGGACGACCCCCTCGTCGTCTACGACAGGGAGATCAAGACCCCGTTTCAGGGATTCAAGGCGGTCGAGGTCGAGCGGCGCGACGGGAGCCTAGATCGGGAGAGGTTTCTTGCCTCCTGCGTGGGCTCCGGTCTGGATTTCTACAACCCGGATGATTCTCTAGACCCGGCGAGCGTAACGTGGAGCTGGTTTATCGGTCGTCCGTGTGTGGTGCCGCCGGGGACCTACCGGTTGGTGGCTACGTGGGATATGCGATCCCCTGAGTTCGACCCTGTGAAGCGATACAAGGTCCTGTCGAACGTCTTCACGGTCCACCCGCTAAAGTAGGGCCATCGCTTCGTCGTCCAGCTCCGGAGGCGGATCGAATTTGCCGCGCTCGTTACCCATGGCATCCCAGCCTTTTCTGTTCGACCGAGAGAACAGCTCAACGTAGGGCCCCGGCACCAATTGCTCGATGCGGTTCTTGGCCTCGTCTGGCTTGCGGCTATGCTCCCGCACGGGGGAGACTATCAGACGGCGCACGGCGGCGCTCTGGCGCTTGGGTGCGCCTCTCGTGGCCAACCAGCAGTCCTCGGGGTTGGCCCGGGTCCAGAAACCGTTCCCCATCTTCCACGCGCTGTCGCTGTCCGCCCGCTGCCGGGTCGGTTCGTAGGAGTAGAACTTCGTATTGAGCTTGGCCCAGCAGAAGGCCCGCGTCTTATAGGTGAAGCCCCATGCCTCGATCACATCGAGCGCCATGGCCAGATGCGTGTCGATCACCCAGAAGAACAGCGCGCAGTCCGGGGCGGCCAGCTCCGCGACCGGGAGCGCCTTGATCTCGTCGAGCGTCATTACGTCGTAGTGCTGGTCAGGAGACCGGCCACGGCCTTTCTCGGAGCGCGTGAGGAAGGTCCACGGGACGTCGGCGTAGATCGCACCGTAGTGCCCCCTCCTGAGCCCCCGTAGCGGGCCTGAGCGCACAACGGGGCCCTTGCCCTCGACCGGGGCGTGGGGACAGTCCTCAGCCTGCTCGGCGGAGCGGCAGCGGCTTTTGTCGACGAGGCCGCAGAACGAGCAGGTCGGTTCAGTCATTCACTTCATCTCCTGATAGGCGGCCCGGGCACCGGCCAGCGCCTCGGCCTTCCCTTGTTCCGTGAGCTGGTTCCACTTGTGATCGCGCAGCCTCATCATCATCTCGTGCCCGATGAACCTGTCGTGGTGCGGGCCGTTGATGGCCTTAGCGATCCGGAGAACCGTGGCTTCCTCTGGGTCTGGTTCAGGCCCCCGGCATTCCGATTCGTATGCGGCGTCCCAACGAAGGTTGCACTTCGCGCAGAACATTTCATCCTGCTGTCTGACAGCTTGGCAATCGGTCATTCGCTATCCCCTTTAAAAAGCCCCTCGGTCCAAAGTTCAACCGGGATAACGACCGTGAGTCCCCCCGGGGTGGTCCACTCGAAATGCTGGAAGTATAGCCATTCTGTTTTCCCCCTCATGTGGCCCATGAAAGCGCAAACGTCTCTTCGCCCGAGGGACCTGCTCAATCGGTAAGCCATCGCGATCAGCCTCGCTTCCGGTTCGGCGTAAGTGTCGGCTCGGCCCAGATTCCCGGAAGGCTCAACAGGAAATCTCTGGGTGAAATTACGAAGGGATTTTTCATCCAACCCATTCTTCTCGGCGATTTCAGACACCTTCATACCCGTTCCTCTTCATGCTCACGCTCGATCTCGGACAGGTCCCCGATGTTCCGGCGGCTCCAATAGCAGTATACTGCTGTGCCCTCTTTTTTCGGTGCGATCTTCACTCTACCGTCTGGGAACGTCCCGAGGTAGACCCCCTCTCGATAGAAGCCCAGACAGGGACACTTCAGCCTGACGTAGTCCCCCGGTTCCGGCAGACCGTCCGAGCAGTGTTTCCACGGTGTCCAACTCTCACCCATTTTTAGTCCTCCGGGGGGACAGATTGGCCTACACCCCACATGCGGATGTCTTCGAGGGCTTCCACGATCCGGACTTGCGTCAAAAGGAACCCTTCCAACAGGGCCATGGCTGCCTCTGCGGCGGTGTCTGTGTCGTCGGTATCTATCGCGCCTAGAAGCGCCATAAGGTTTCCTCTAACATCTTGCTCGGTCATTCCTCGGCCCCTTGGTGGTGCGAGAACCGAAGTTTCCGAGATTTTGCTGTATCTATCATGAGGGAGTGAAGTTTTTCGACATCCCCGGCCTCGAACATGAGTTCCCAAACGGCCCGGAGGTCCGCTATCTCCGCTCGGAGAATAGACCGATTGTTCATGCCGGGGTCGGTAGGGTGATAGCTCTCGTACCCGTGCCTCAGAATTTTTGTGACGGCCTGAACAACTTCCCCCGCTTCTTCAGCCAGCATGGCGAGGCGTTCGGCTTCTGCGGGGGTGAGACGGTTGAAGTGTTGGCTCATATCAGACGGTCCTTGTAGTGCGTTTCGTAGAGCCGGGCGATCCCGGGCAGGTCAGGGTGCTCGTGTATCCAGCTCCCGGTGTGCGGCTCGAAGGATTCGAGGAAGAACAGATCGAGGATTGGGGACCCCGTCAGCTCTCTCGGCTGGATCGTCCCCGCCAGCTGGTCGAACTCCGCATCCGACATGATCGGGTCGGCTTCGACCTCGTAGGCGTAGGCCGCGACCGACAGGCGGATGCGGTCTCTGACCTCTCGGTTAAATGAGATCGTCGAAGTCTTCTTCCTCGGCATCTCCACCCCCGTCCTGCGGCAACAGATCACGGAGCGAGGTCCCCACATCCAGCCCTAGCGCCTCTCGATACATATCCAGCACGGCCTCTTCCTCGGCGATGTCGTTCGGATCGCGTTTCCGAAGGGCCATGACCTTCTTCAGTATCTTCACATCGTATCCCCGGGCCTTAGCCTCAGCGAAGACCTCTTTCAACAGCTCGGCGATCTCGGCCTTCTCGGCTTCGAGGCGTTCCGCCCGTTCAATGAATGCACGAAGCTCTTGGGCGGTCACCCGGTATGTGGCGTCGTCAGGCACGGTTGGAACTCTCCCTCTGCTGGCGGTGTCGTTCGATCATATCCGTCTCGATACGGTAGAGGGAGTCCCTGATGTTCACCAAGAGCATGCACATGACCAACTCGACATCGCTGGTGTGCAGGCCCTCAACTTCGATACGTTTGATGTCCTCTTCCGTGGGCTCCAAGGTGGACATCACTTGATTTCCCGGAACCGGGGCCGACCGTCGTCGAAGGTGCCAATGAAGTTCAACACGGACCGGCAGTAGATCGGGTCACCCTCGCAGGAATGCAGAACGCCCCATTGGTCGGTGTCCCCGATCCACGCATAGCCAATGACCTCGTAGACCTTCTGTCGCCGGGTGTGGCGGAACTTCCGTCCGATCAGGGGGAGCGGGGCTACGTTTCCGTCTGCGTCGAGGTGGGTTTCGGGGTTGGGGAATGTATCCATCAGGTCAGGTCCTCGTCAGGAGGGAGTCCCTTGGTCCACGGAGACCCAAACTCCCTTTTTCGGTGGCGATAATGGCTCGGGCGGGCCATGTCGACTTGGCACTGATAGTTGCTACCTATGGCCGTGTGTTCCAGCCACTCTGCCCCACCGGGGTCGTAGTCAACTTCGGTTTCCCAATCAGCAGACCCGCCGTAAGTAGAGAACCTGTCCATCAGATCAGGTCGTCGTCTTCGTCATCCCCGAGCATGGAGTCGACGTCGTCCGCAAACGATCCGACATCGTCGATCCCCGGAGCGCGACCTTCAAGCAGCTCGTCGACCTCGGCGACGTCCACAGTCTTCTTCAACGTCACGAACTCGTCGCGCTTGATCTTGGTGATCGGGGCCTTCTGCTTCGGGGGGTTCACGCCACCCTCGATCTGGAAGATGAAGTCGATCTCGCCATCGGTGTAGCGGTAGAACGAGTTCGTCTTGAACGGCTTGGTGATCCACTCGATCTTCAGTTCCGTCGTGTCCGACTTCGCAGCGGGTTTCGAGGTCTTGACCGATTTCGCAGGTTCGGTCGGGCGTTCGGGGGGCTCGGCCGTCCGGGGGCCCTTCTCAGCCACCACAAGCCACTCATCCTCGCCGGTGAAGCAGATGGCATGGTCGCGGCTGTGAACCATGCCGCAAGGGAACAACACGGCTCGGCCGGAGACCAGTCGTGACAAACCGTCTACGGTGATCGGGTGTGGTGCCTTGTATGGGTTATCGGCATCCGGAGCCCAAGCGACCAGTGGAGTTCGCAGAACCGCCCCACTCTCGCCGATCTCGATGATGTAAGTTCCGGGCGAAGCCGGGATGATGGTGGGCATAAATTGCCCCTTGAAGTCGGGGAGAGTCATCAGAGATAGCACCTTTCGTATGTTTCGATCAGGAAGGCCAGTTCGGCCTTGATGGGCTCGGCATGAGCCGGGGGGTAGGCGTCAGGGTTAAGCGCCCACGCATGCAGCTTCCGGAGGATCGACGCTTCCCTCATACCGATGCTGTTCTCGGTGACGAATGTCTCGACCGGGATCGTATCGCAAGCGAGCATAGGTTCGCCCCATTTTTCGATCTGAGAGAGCCGAATATCGACGATATGGAGGGCTTTCTTCAGGTCCTCGGCACCCCCTTTGGAGCGGTGCCGGGAGACATACTTCATAACCGAGAAGCACTCGGCGTCGTAGTCGTTGGCGTGGCCGAACTCGAACGGCTCAATAGCCATCCCCTTGTAGTGGGTCCCGCCCACCTGCACCTTCATCGCGTCGTTCATACTGATTCCTCCGGTCTACAGATATAGTCTACCATAAGTAGACTATCAAGCCCCCTACTGCGGCCATAACCCAAAGGGCTACAACGACCACCAGAGCCATGACGGAATCTAGGTCTTCTTGCTCTGGCGTCTTGCCGGTCTCCCGGAAGAACGCCTTTCGTACTGCCTCTTCCCCCTCACTCATACGGGGTCCTCAGATCGTCGATGATCTCCTGCCGTGGGCCTTCCTCCCACGTATGGTCACCCGTCTTGTTCCGGCACAGGTTGGTGCGGGGGTTGTAGATCACGGCGTCGTCGGGGAGGTGGTAGGTGCAGATGGTGAACATCGAGCCCTTGGGTTGCCCGTCAGGGGGGTTGGCCGGGTCGTTCTGCACGACGCGCCCGACGCGGTGGACCGCGCTGATCCCGGTCTTGACGCAGAAGTAGCACTGGACCTCGGAGTCCATCGGAACGTCGTAATACTGTGGACGGCCGTCCGTTCGAGCGGGGGGAATATCTGCGGCCCGGGCTGCTCGTAGCCGTTCCAGTGCCTCGGCGCGGCGGCGCTCTCGGCGGTTCATGTTCGGGTTAGTCAGCATCTCTCACTCCCAGTTTCGTGAAAAATTCGCGGCGTTCCCCGGCAGAGAGCCCGTTGTCATGGACCATCTTGCGGACTGCGCCGGGGTTCCTCGCCAGCACGAGCTTGACGATCTCCGCTTCGGAGGCGGAGAACGTCAAGGCTTTTGTCTGGTATTCCTCGAAGGCATCCCAGACGTTCGGAAGCCACTCCTGCACGACGAGCGCGATCACGTCCGCGTAAGCTCGGATTTCAGTCTGTGCATGGGAATCGCAACGGAGCCGGAGCAGGTGCAGCAGGTTGTGCAGGTCAACCTTCCAGTACCACTCAGTGTAAGCGTTCACCGGCAGCACCATCCGGGCCAGCTCGCGCGCCATGCCATGCCCGGCCTCGTGCGGCTCGCGCTGTTCGACCCGGTCCGGGACGAAGGGGTTGTCTGGAATGACATAGCGATCCCCGTCCTCGTTGAACCAAGGCCACCCGTGCAGAAGCTCTTCGTAGAGCTGGTAGGAGCCCGCAGAATGGTGCCGGATCGTCTCGGACATCGCCGACGAGACCTCTTCAGAAAACATCCCATCGCGGCCCTGCTTGTTCGTCAGGGATTGGCGCTGAAGTTCCATTGGGTCCGGAACGAAGAACTCGTTCGCGAGGATCGAGTAGCGGGCCGAGTGTTCGTTGACACTGGCGGTCCGGTGCCTGATCCACTGCCGGGCAACGAAGATCGGCAGCTTCATGTGCAGCTTGATCTCGCACATCTCGAACGGGGTGGTGTGGTGGTGCCGCATCAGGTAGCGGATGAGCCCCCGGTCGTCGGACTTGGTCTTGGTCCCTGCGCCGTAGCTGACCCGGGCGGCCTGCACGATGGCGGCCTCGTCGCCCATGTAGTCGATGACCCGGACAAAGCCGTGGTCGAGGACATGTGTAGGGGCCCCGAGGATGGCGTCGAGAGCTTCGACGCTGGGACGATCCAGATGGTCCCATCTCTGGTTTTTGGTGATGTCGTTCATTCGGTCTACCTCTTCGGTTTAGATGGTGGTGGCGTAGCGGGGGAGACAGCCCGGGGCTGCACCGACGCGCGCGCCGCGCCCAATCCTCGATCCTGCTTCAAGGGGTGGAAAATGGGGGCAAATGTCACCACCAGCCCGTCCTCGTATTGGACGTCGATGTGAGAACCGTCCACCCGGATTCCCGTGACGTTACCGAAGGCACCGAAGACTTCTCTCAAATCGGGGGTGATCGGGCGGCCAGTGACCTTAAAAGAAAAAGGCACCGGGGGCGGGTTGTTCATACTTCTCTTCCCCGATGACGTTTGTCGACAAGCGACGTCTTCTTTGCCAACCGTTCCTTCTGGCGACGGACCTGCCGGGAGTCGGCCTTGGCCTTCTCCGGATGACGTGAGGCGTTGGTGGTCAGCTGCTGGCGTTCCCTCTTCTCCTGTTCCGGCGAGGCCATAAACGATCCCACCCCCAGCATGGACGCCCCGGTCAGCATGATCTTCTTCATCGACATTGTCAGGTTCCTTCTTGGTTGTGGGGTTTGACCGTATAACGAACCCCGTCGTGGAGAAAATAGCCTTTTTCGACGATAGCCCCCACGAAAATCCGGGCGGTATCGCTAATCACCACCCCGATAGCCTTCAGCGCGACGAGCGCAACGAGCGATCCGCCGACCAAGAGCCCGAGGAAGAAGATCAGGGTATCCGCGAGGACGGCATCCATCTATTTCCGCCCCCCTTGGCCACTCCGGGTGTGGTTGATGGCCTTATCAGGGTTCGCTTTGCGCCAGTCAGGCCAATCGCGCATCTCGTTTTTGCTTTGCTTCGTCTTGATGCGGTAGACGACCTCGTCCGCGACACGATCCGGAGGCATCTTCGGGGCCGCTGCTTGCAAAGCCCGCCAACACCCGTCGAGACTGAGCAGGATCATGTCGACCCATTCGGTGGCAGCATCGTCGAACTCAGCAGACCCGGCCTCGGCCGCGCCTTTTTCCAGTTCGGCTTCGATCTCGTCCAGCTCTTCGCGGCAATGGTCGATGACCCCGCGCTGCCGGTCTCCCGGTCCGAAGGTGCCCCGGCTGAAGGCCATCTGGCGAAGCAGGTGTTGGCGTAAGTCCATATCAGGATTCCTCTTTCTGTGCTTTCATACGCTTCATGATCTCGTCTCCCCGCTCTCGGAGCGTCCACATTGCGTTGGCCGTGGCCTGTTTCGGAACGGGATGGAAGGTGGCTCCCCGGCCCCTGTCGAGCTGAAACAGCCAGTGTCCCTCTTCGTTGGCCGGGCGAAGTTCGGCGAGCGGCCAAACCTCGATGCGGGCGCTGACATAGTGCCCCCCTCCGTTGTCCCAGTAACGGCCCCCCGGGTGATGGATCACGATGGACTCGTCGTCGATGAACAGCACCCGGGAATCCATGCGCTCATAGCCATGGTACTGGACGCGCCCGTCGGGGTAGATGGTGCCTGACGTGTGCATTTACTGTCCCTAGCTCTCTCGGATGATCTGCTCAAGATCATCCCAGTTCTCGTGAACGCCACGTAGCAGGGCCTCTTTCTCGCGCTCGATGTCAAGGTCGGCCTGCCATTGGTCCTCGTCGACCAGAGGCTCGATGGCCTCGTGGATAAGGTCGACGAGGACCCGGGGTTCGAGGGCATCCAGCTCCCAGCTGGTGCGTCCATGCCGGGCGATGTAATCGGCGGCCCGGGAGTCCGTTACCTTGGCCGGGTTCGGCGGCGGGGCATACTGGTCGATCTGATCCCGGTTCAGCGCGATCCTTTGGACGTATACCTCGTCCCACGCCATCATCGACACGCGCTCCCGGTTATCCCGGGTCATGTCGAGGCCAGATGGATCATGGTCGCCGAGGTGGATGATGTGAGCCTGCTTCCCGTTGCGTTGGGCTCCCTCGAACCGCTTGGCGGCCCGGTATGCCTCGGACGCGGACAGGTAGCCCTTGCAGGCGAGGAAGGGAACTCTGCGGTCGCCACAGGCGCGCTCGACGATAGATGACAGGGCGTCCTTCTCGACCCAGACCTCGACGTAGTGCTCCTGTTCCGCCCACATGTCCTGTGCCAGCTTCTTTGGGAGGGACTTCAGGATCGCTCTGATGTTCGGCTGGATAAGCCACTTCCCGAGGTTGCGACCCCGGTCTTCGATGGCGTCCCAGTCGATGAGACCGGCCATGCGGGCGTCAGTAATAACCCCGCCCAGCCGCTTGTAGTTCCGGTCCGTGTTGCCGAGAAGGCCCCGGGCGACGAACTGGTAATAGAGCTGGCGGAGCGTCAGTGTGAAGTCGTCGGCGGCATACTCGGCGAGGACGTCGTTGGCCGTCCCGATGAGGTCCATCGAATCCTGCCGGAATTTCTTCTCTACGAACTGTTCAAACACTGCCCTGTTCCCCCTATGGCACGTCGTCTTCGTCGTTAAGCAGGGCCCAGCCAGCGAGTCCAAATATAGAAACGATCCCAAGGATCGAGAGCAGGTCTACAAGCCAATCGGGCATGAGTTATCTCCAAAACGCCCCCGGGAGATGGGTCGGTGATCTCCCGGGGGACGTAAAGGCGCGGTCGAAACGACCAAGAAACTCCCGCGCCCTTTCCGTTAGAAGTCGACGAGGTCGAGCAGAGCCCCGCCCTTGCGTTCCAGCGACACCCGGTCATCCTGATTGCGGATGGACTTGGCGGCGGCGGTAACGCCGGTCACGGCATCCCACAGGGTCTCGATGGGGCGACCCTCTTCGCGCAGATGCGCTTCCTCGGCGACCCGGCGCTCGGACTGGGTGAACTGGCGCTTCTTGAAGAACTCCGCCAGATTGTCGTCAACGCGCTTCTGCTGCGCGATGGCGATGGTCTGTTCGATGGGTGCGGCCGCACTGTTGGCGTATTCCTTCAGGACCGGCACGACGCCTTCCATCCAACGATCCGGCGCGCCGCTGGTGTGGCGCAGGCGAATCTCTTTGAAGTCCTGCGCACCCCAGACGATCCGGTTCGAGCAGGCGAAGTCGAAGAGGAAAAACGCAGCACCGAGCGACGAGCTGCCGACCTCGGAGTTCCAGACGAAGAAGCCCCGGGCGAGCGACCCGCTCTTGCCATCGCGGCGGTTGGCGACATCGACCCGGTTGTTCTCGTCAGCGAGGAAGACGAACATGTCACGGTCGGAGGCGTAGAGGGTCGTGTTGTCCCGGGTGATCGGGACGTCCCGGCCGAACTCACCGGGGACCCGGAAGTCGCCTGTGCGGCCGTCGCCGAAGCGCGAGCGAAGCATGTTGATGATGTCGACGTCCCAGACGCGGCCGTAATTCGGACCGGTCGCGGCGCGCAGCTCGACGTGCTCGTAGAAGTCGCCGCCCCCGTGGTCCGCCACCACATCCGGCGTGACCTTGGTCCGTAGGACGCCAACTTCTTCGATGTCACGGTTGAATGACATCGAGTAGTTCAGGTTGTCTGCGACGAGCTGCGGATGCAGCTTGCGGAGGTAGGAGGCAGGTGCACCGGCCAGCCCTGCGATCTGACCGAAGCTGTAGTGGGTCGGGTCGTAGTAGCCGTTCGAGCCTTCGATGGTCAGGCCACGTTCGGGGTTGCCGGGGTGAGTCGTGAACCTCAGAGCACGGTTCGGGACGACGCTCGCGGCCGAGGCATCGCGGATTGCCTGCTTCTTGTCGGCCATTTCGTCGAGGGAGAGAAAACGCTCGTCTGCCGGGCGCTTCATCCACTGTTCGCTGCATTGCATCAAGGTAGCCATGTTGCTTGAGTCCTTTCGAGGGGTTCTGCAAAATAAGGGCACACTTCGCCCTGCCCACGACTTAGGCTACTCCGGGTTGGTAATCAACCCCCCTCAAACGAGAAAGTTGAAAAAAGAATCTGGGGGTCGTATGGTGGGACACGCCGCCCCCAACGGCAAAACACCCAACCACCACGGAAAAAGGGGCTCGGGAATCGAAATCCCGGGCCCCAATTTTTGGTGGAGTTTAGGGCTCGAAGTTTTAGCCCTCGGTCGGTGCCATCTCGGTGATGAGCAGCTGCCTGCTATCGTGGACGTAGAACTCCTGCTCGGTGTTCGGCCGGACCACGGTCGTCTCTGTCGTCTGGGTTTCACCAGTATACTCGCTTGTCGCGCGGTCATAGACCTTGTCGATAGCCTCGACCTTCACCGGCCAACCCGCGTGGGCGTCTACCAGAACTCGTGTCGTCATGTCGTCTCTCCTTTGTTTTGTGGGGGCACCATGCCCTCGCTAGGTTAATCGCTCCCGGTTCAGAAAACCGGCAAGTTCAGCCGCACTTGCTGTGGCCGCAGTCGTTGCAGGTCAGACACCCGCTCTCGTGCCGCAGGTTTGTCGAATAGCACTTTGGGCACGTCCTCTTCGCGACCTCGATCTTGGCATCTCCGCGCGTCGAGGCAAATACGAAATCCTCGGCTCGATCCCGGGGAAAGCTCTGCGGATTGGGGTGGTCGTGTGTCAAACGACCTTTTTCTACCAGCTCCCACGGGACTTCCGGACGGTTGATGTAGCCGATGCGCTCCATGTGAACCTCGATCACCCGGCCGATGGCGGCCACGGTCGAGTTCCAGTATTTGCCATGCCAGAAGCCTCCGCCTTTCGGGTCGAAGACGCTCTTCAGCTCTTCGACGACGAAGCGGCTATTGTGGGGCCTGCGGAACACGGCCGAAATCATCAGGGTGAGGGCTGTCGTCCACTGCTGGTGCGCCGGGTCTTTGGTGGCGATGAAGACTTCGAACGGCCGCATCCCTTCCTCGGTCTCCACGTCGGTGATCGTCACGTAGACGGCCGCCGAGTCGCCGAGCTTGATCTTGTAGGTCGACCCGTCGAGAACAAACCCGCGCTCCTGCGGCTTCTCGTCGACAACTACGTTTCCGCCCGGTGGGGCATTTTCGGCTTTCGCTAGGTCTTCTGCGAACTGCTTGTAGGGGTCTCCCTCTGGTTCGTCCCGGAAGATGTTCTCGACCCAAGACTTATCATTGGACGGGTTTGTCTCCACGACGAGCATTGGCCCCCTTGACGTGGTTTCGGATTCACCATTGGGCTCCTGCTGCTCGACCAGCCAATTGTAGAGCTTGTGTGCTTTTTCCACATGGAGCGGTCCCGTCAGGTCCTTGACCTTCGATACCCCCAGTTCGGTCAGTTTTTTCCTCAGCTCTTTCCTGTGGTCCTCGGTCTCGGCGTAGCGTCGAGCTTCATCCATCAGCAGATTGGCTTCTGCCTTCAGTAGATCGTTGTTGTGGGGTGTCGACTTCACCGTGGTTTCGGATTCACCTTTGGGTTTCTCGACCGAAATGACAGACCCCGTGACCTCGTTAGGCCGGTAGGTGGTGCAGCCCTTCAGGCCGTTGTCGAAGGCCATCTCGTAGACCGCCTTGAAGTCCTCGAACGAGATGTCCTCCGGCACGTTGATGGTCTTCGAGATCGACGTGTCGACCCACTTCTGGACGGCGGCCTGCATCTTCACATGCTCGGCCGGGGTCAGGCTCTGAGCGTCGACATAGGCCGGGGGCAGGGCCTGCGTGGGCTCTCCGGTCAGTTCTCGGTTGTCTTTGACCATGCCCCGATTCATGTCTTCCCAGACCGAGACCGCATAGTCGACCACGAGCTGCTCTTTCTTCGACCCGTCGTCTTGAAGGGTCTTCCGAGTGAAGCTTGGGGCGAAGATGGGCTCGATCCCCGAGCTGACGTTCCCTGCGTAGAGCGAGATCGTCCCGGTCGGGGCGATGGACAGCAGGAGAGCGTTCCGGATACCATACTTCATGATGTCCTGCTTCATGGTTCCGGGCAGTTTAAGATCGGCGAATTGGCCGCTGTTCAGGTACTGGGCACGGTCCAGAGCCGGGAAAGGCCCCTTCTCCCGGGCGAGGTCTATGCTGGCTTCATAGGCCGCCAGTGCGATCATCCTCATCCACGTCTCGGCACGTTCAGCGGCCTCGTCCGACCCGTAGCGCAGGCCACACATCAGTAGGGCGTCCGCTAGGCCCGTTACGCCCAGACCAACGCGGCGCTTGGCCTTGGCTTCGGCCAGCTGCTCTTCCAGAGGGAAGAGCGATACGTCGTTCACGTTGTCCATCATCCGGATCGCAACAGAGACGAGTTTCCTCAACTCAGCTATGTCTACCCCAGACGAGGTTTGGTAGGGGTTCTTGACGAGGCGGGCGAGGTTGATGGAGCCCAGCAGGCATGCCCCATAGGGCGGCAGCGGCTGCTCTCCACATGGGTTCGTGGCCGAGATCGTCTCCATGTATTTCAGGTTGTTTTCCTGATTGATCCGGTCGATGAAAATCACGCCCGGCTCCGCGTGGGCGTAGGTCGATTCCATGATCGTTCGCCACAGGTTCGGGGCCCAGACCGTCTTGTAAACCTTCCCGCCAAAGGTGAGGTCCCAGTTCTTCCGGTTCTTGACGGCGGCCATGAAGGCGTCCGTCACCAGAACAGACATGTTGAACATCCGCAGACGGTTCGGATCGGCCTTCGCCCCGATGAAGGCTTCGATGTCAGGGTGGTCGCAGCGCATGGTCGCCATCATCGCGCCGCGCCGCGACCCGGCCGACATAACCGTCCTGCACATGGCGTCCCACACATCCATGAAGGACAGCGGGCCGGAGGCGTCGGCAGCGACCTGCTTCACTTGCGCGTTCTTCGGGCGGATCGTCGAGAAGTCGTACCCGATCCCTCCCCCCTGCTGCATCGTCAGCGCCGCTTCCCGGAGGCTGGAAAAGATGCCATCCATGCTATCGGGAATCGTGCCCATGACATAGCAGTTGAACAGGGTCACACGGCGCGCGGTGCCAGCCCCCGCAAGGATACGCCCAGCCGGGAGAAACTTGAAATCTGAGAGCGCATCGTAGAACTCCTGCGTCCAGTATTCCGGGGAACTCATCGAGCCAGCTTTCAGTGGCCCGTTGCTCTCTTCGGGTTCGGCCAGTGCCGACGCAACGCGCCGCCAAGTATCCTCAACGGTTTCGTCGAAGATTTCGTTCGTGAACTTGTCGACGAAACGGTACTTGTTCTGCCAGATTTCAGCGGAGATCGGAGCGTGAAAATGCGTCAGGAGGTCTTTCATGGTGATTCCCATATGTTGATTTGATCGGGGAACATTGCCCCGGATGTTGTGGTTTGGTCAATCCTTGGTCTTGTCCGGGACGAGTTCTTGGAAGGGCGGGCTCTCTCGGGTGAACCGGCCCGTGATCGTGCCCACCTTGGAGTTGAGGACATGCCGAGCGATTTTTCCGCGCTGCCGAGCGTCATGGGCTTCCTTGCCCATCTGATCGGAGGGCACACCAAGGGCTTGGCTCATGTCAGCCAACAGGCGAGCTTCGATCTCAGCGAAATCGAGGAAGACGACGCGGTTGGGGGGCTTCACAGGCATGGCGTGTCCTTGTGGCTGGTATTGTGGGTCATCCGGAAAGCGGTCTTGCAACGGGGTCCGCAATACCACCGCCCGGCCTGATCGGTCACGGCCCCTTTCTCCCGGGCCGCACGCCAGAGCTGGCGTCGTGGGATGTTTCGGCCCTGTGTCAAAACCGATGCGACGATCTTACCGCAATCGGTGCAATGGATCGAGCATCGGTAGAACATCAGGGGCGGGCCCGGTCTCGCGCTCTCTCGAACAAATCTCTGGCGTAATGGCGGTTGCTGGCGATCCAGCTGGGCCAGTCGGGGTGAAACCCAGCGTCGTCGTAGCCCAGCCCGAACTGCCACTCCAAACTCTCGGCAAGCTTGTCGTAGAAATGGGTGGCCTTCTTGGTGACCACGCTCGGGTAGTTGATCCCGCGCGCGCCGCAGATGCAGACGTCGAGATGGTTCTTCAGGTAGTCGAGGACGGGAGTGTGTTCCCGGATGATCGTTTCGACCGGGCCGATCACATCGCCAATGATGCCCTCATGGTCGTCGTGGTGGCGGCACCACTCGACGACCTCGGGGGTGGCTCCATCGTGCGCGGCCAGTTCCTCCACCAGATGGGTGTGCTGGCGAACCATCAGCGCCTCTGGATGACCATTGAACCTGCGGATGTTCCACAGCTTGGCCTCGACCAGTTCGAGGTCGACGTCCTCCGGGGTGAAGTTCTTCAAGTTGACGATATGTGCTTTCACTAGTTTTTCAGCCTGCTGCGTCATTTCTGGTTCTCCCCTTTGTGGCGACGTTTCGCCCGAATATACTGGACCGCGAGTCCTACGAGAATCCACAAGGCGATGGTCGCCCACGCGATCACGCCAATGAGTTCAGAGAAGGTGATGACGGGGGTCATTCCGGCATATCCCCCAGAAGAGAGTCGACCTCATCCTTAATGCGTTCGATCTCGTCTTCATACTCCTGCTGGGTTTCCTCGTATTCCACCGAAGCCTCGTCGTTTTCCTCTTCATTTTCGAGGTCTCCCAGAGGTTCGATGGGCTCTTCAAGGGCGTCCATCTCATCGGCGAGGCTTTCCAGCTCGTCCTTGATGCGCTCGCATTCGGAAGCCCGGTTTTCGATCTGCTGGCCCGTGTCGCCCTGCTGAAGTCCCTCGGGCATGTTCTCGAAGTTCGACCGGGCCTCGTCGCCCAGCTCGCCGATGGCCTCGGCAGCGGACCGGATCGCTTCCGCGTCCTTGCCGCTTGCCTCCCAGACCTCCCCGGCGGCGAGGAAGCCAGACTTGAACGGGCTGTTCGTCAGCTGGCTCTGCTTGAAGGGGGTCAGAGACCGTTTAACCATGCCGCCGCGTTGCAGCTTCAGCTTGGTGTAGTAGTATTCGTCGCCCTTCTTGATCCCCTGAGCGGGGTAGTCTTTGCGAGCTTTTCTCTTGACGACACGGGGCATGGTCGCTCCTGTTCTGTGGTTGGGGCCGGGGGCGAACCCCCGGGATGGATTCGTTCAGAGTTGCAGGATGCCGGGCGATATCGGCTCGTGTTTAGGGGCTCCGATCACCCTGATCGTGATCTCGTCGGAATTTGCCAGCTGGCAAACCTGCTGGCGAACATGCAGCTTGGTGCCGAGGATCACCTTCGGTTCAAGCACCATAAAGGCGTCAGTGTGCTGGCTCTCGAACGCTTCAACGGTGCCCTCGTCGATTCGACCGGACCAGACCACCGCGAAAGCACGGTCGTACTTGTAGGCGATCATTACGGTCCAGAGTTGGCCGTCGGCCAACGCCTTCTCTTCGAGCACGGCTTGTTCGCGCTTCTCACGAGCACGGCGGGCGGCGCTCGCCTTGTCTGCGAAATTGGCCATGGTCATTTCTCCCTAGTGAGCTTTCTCGGCCTGAAAACGCTCTTCGCGCCCCAGCCGTTCGAACTCTTCGTTGAATGCTTTGGTCAGTATCGTCGCCTCGCGCTTGTTCCAGTGCAGGGCGTCCACACGGCCGGTGAGCTCGATCTCGTCTTCGGTTCCGGAGACGTAGAGGCGGCCCTTCCCTTTGGTGCCAATCACTCCGATCCGATGCCAGTTGGTTCCCATGGTCGTTTCCTCTTGTCAGGGTGAGGCGGAATCAGCCTCGGCCCCAAACATAGGCTACCACGGGTCCCCTTTCAACCCGCTTGCGGCCTGACAGGGGAAATCGCTCGCAACCTGTCGCTCGGATTCGTTTGAAACCGTCGCTTCAGATTCGTTTTTTGGGATTCGTTTCAAAGAAGGACCCGGATTCGTTTGGCTACTGCTGCCTGACCAATCGAACCCGGGTCTCCGCGACGAGTATCATCGCGTCTCTCCTGACAGGGCGGACGTTACTGCATCTCTCCCGGGGTCGCAACATCCTTAGAACAGGCTGTTGCAGACCTCGTCCGCAGCCGGGTCGATCACCTTTTGGTTAGACCACTGGACCCTGCAAATCTCGATCAGAGCCCGTCTGGCCTGCTCGACCTCGGGGTTTGCGACCTCGTAGTCCGGGCCGTGGGATACCACGCTGGTCTGGAATGAGGGACCACCGTAGATGAAGGCGGCGAGCTGCGAGGCGCACCCCGACAGGTCTGAGGACTGGATGTCCTGAGTAGCACATGCCAAGGGGAAGGGGGCGTCAACGAGCGTGGGTTCGTCGTGGGCTGGGGTGTCCACGATGAGGGATTTCTCATCCGACGCGACCAAGCTGGTCTGCCGATTGTCGAATTTGATAGCGTCCCGCAGCCGTTCCGGTGACGGGTACATGGCCACTAAGGCGATCACTCCTAGAGCCGCTGATTGTATCAGGAAGTTGTTCATCGGTGTTGCCATTTCTCCCCCGGGAGATCGGCTAAAGAAACAATCCGCCTCCCGGGTTGTCCTAAGTGAAACGCGCGTAGCGGGCGAAGTGTTCCGAGCGGCTTTCGGGCACATAGCACATTTCGTGTCATCGAACAATTTGTCCCCTCGGTTCGTGCCCGGCAATGGGCGGATTTTTGTAACGGGCTAGGTCGTCAAAGTAGCGCCGAATTTTGCGTCGGGCTGAGTCGCCAAAGTAGCGACGAGCGAAGTTTTGTCTAGGGGGGCCACGGGGTTGCATACTGAGAACAATACGTCTTGGGGGGCGTTCGTCCAGACCAATCGGACCGGAAAAAATAGGTAACTTATGCTGACCTAATAAGGGTCAGGGGGGCTGACCTACTTTCGAGAAACCGGATTGAAAGAGTCGGGATTGCCGAGGCGGCCGGGCAGGGGCCGAGGCGGCCGGGCAGGGGCCGAGGCGGCCGGGCAGGGGCAGAGGCGGCCGGGCAGGGGCAGAGGCGGCCGGGCAGGGGCAGAGGCGGCCGGGCATAGGAAAGGCCCCTAGCTGCACAGCTAGGGGCCTTCAGGGGCCGCTAGGGGCCCGGGGGCAGGGTGGCGGGTGCTAGGGCATTAGCGCGGGTGTCAGCATGGCCGCCAATGCCACCCAATACCACGAGTCGACCAACGCCCCGACTATCGCACCGCACCAGAGGATAATTAGCAGGATGCGCCCCAATAGCGCGGCCGGAGTCAACCCGCCACCCCGTCGGGCCAGCCCTCGCAATGGTCGAATTCGTGGGCCAGTTCCTCGCGCTTTTCCATCAGTTCGCGCCTTTCTTCTAGTCGGGCCTTCAGCCCCTCGCACAGTGCGGTGCGGGCCAGCCCCTGCGCGGGCCGCATTTCCGCTATCCACGCGCGAATCTCTGTGCGCAATTCTAACAAACGATTCCCGGCCTCTGCCCAGTCATCGCCTGCCCGCCATGCTTCTTGGTACTCCCGTTCACGTTCGGCCGCGCGTTCGGCCATGCCGTCTGCATAATAGGCCGCATCCTCTGCCGCATCAGGGCCAGAGAATATCTTGGCAGAGAGAGTTGGGCCCCCATCGGTGCCGCCATGCTGCCACCCCGCCAAGGCCCGGCCGTGCGAAAGGCGTGCGACGACTCCCCACATGAGCCCGGACCCATCGCGCCAAGACTCGCCATGCGGGTTGTCATAGTACCGGCCTGCGCGCGGCATGATTGAGTCCGCGTCGACCACATCGCGTACCGCGCCATATCCATCAGTGCGTGTTAGATAAAATGCCGTCCCGTCGTCGTCGCACGGTGCGGGGGGCCAGATGCGCCACCCTTCGGGCCCGTGGTGAAACTGGCCCGCGCGGGCCATGGCGTCAACCTTGGCCGTGCGGGCCTTGTGCGCGGCCGTGGTCAAGCTTTGCAAGTGCTCGGCCCAGCTCATGGCCCCCGGGGCCATGGCGGCCGCCGCGTCGGCCGACTCGCGGCGGGTCTCGGCCGCCTCATATGCGGCCACCAATTCGGCCACCCGTGCCAAGCGGAGTCGGGCCTCTTTCAAGGCAAGATGCGCGGGCCTGCGGTGCGGGCCCGGGGCCCCGGATTCACTGTGGTAGCGTCGCGTTGCGCGATAGGCCCGGGCCAGTTCGGAGTCAGGTTGAATTTTCATGGTCGTTTCCTTTCGTGGTCATGTCCTCGCGACATGGTAGAGGGGCCCACGCGGGGCCCCTCGCGCAATGGCGCTAGGCGCGTTTATAGTAGACCCAACGCGGGCCCCGTTGAACGCGGCACAGGTCAGAATTGCGCAGGCCCCCGGCCGCGCGCCATTCGGCTTTTGTTATGCGGTGCCACCCGACCATATCACGCCACCCCGCGCGATTCAGTGGACTCCGTGGTATCGGCCCCGGCAAGTTCGGCCAGCCCCAAGGCCCCTGCCAGCCGCGCGCATTCGGCCCAGCTGATCTTATGGCACCCCGCCACGAAATTGCCTGCGGAGTCGACGTGGTCGACCCTGAAATGCCCAACGCGCAGGGTGCGGCCGTTCGCGCGCCATTCGGTGCCAGTGTCGCGGCAATACTTCAGAAACCGAAAGGCCCGGATTGCGTGCGGCAGGGGCACAGTGGCCCCCCAACTGGTGCGCAGGGTGCCACCCACAATTGCCCCGGAGTCGTCGCGTTCCACGCCCTCTGCGCGCAACAAGGCGGCCCCGCGTTCGTCGCACAGCTGGCCCATTTCATAGGGGGCTGCTTTCCCCCCTGCCAGCCATTCCGCGCGGGCCTCTGCCTGCCATTCAGTGCGCAATTGGGTTGCGCGGGTGCGGAACTTTTCGGACGCCTGCGCGGCATAGCTTGCCTGCGCGCGCATCTGGGCAATCATGGCGCTAGACAGGCCCGCGCAGGCATAGGCGGAACCAGAGACGCGACGCCACGCGGCCGACAATTCAGACAGCCCCCGGGCCCCTGTTTCACACCCGCGCACCGCTTGCGCGTAGTCGGTGACTGTGGCCCCCTCTTTCGCCTGCGGATTCAGTTTCATGAATTGGCTGATCTGATCCGGGGCCCCACGAATGGCCGAAATGTCGTCCCTCAACCGGGCCCGCACCGCATACAGGTTGCGCGACTTGTTGAACCGTTTCAGCTCGGCATTTGCGGCCCTCTGGTGCGCGCGGCATTGCGCGGCAATACGAGTCCACCCCTTTGCCTTGGCGGCCTTGGCCGCGCGGTGCGCCTCGCGCGCCACCTCGCGCGCCTTTTCGATATAACCCTTTTCCCAATATGCGCTTGCGTCGGCCGCCTTTGCCAAGTGATCGCGGGCCATGCGTGCTGTATCGGCCGGGTCGGTGCGCGCGAAATGGCCCCGGGCGAGTCCCGCGTATTGGTTTAGTTCGTCGCGGGCCTTGTCTGCCTCTGTTTTGGCAATGGCCCGGGCCACCCTCTGCGCGCCTGCGCGGGCCCTGCGTTCTGCCTCTGCGTCACTGGCCCCCACGCCCCGGTAAATTGCGGCGGCCGCCTCTGCCCCGGGCCAGTAGGCCCCCACATGCGACTCCAAGTGCTTTGCAATGATTGCGAGTCCGCGAGTCCGGCCTGCCCAGTGCTCAAGGGTGCGCGCGGTTTCAGTCAGCCCCGGCACCCCGTAACCCTGCCCCGGAATCGCGCGGCGCACCGCAGGCAAATGTTTGCTGGTGGTCGTCATCGTTGACGAGTCTGCATTCCACAGAAACACGCCCCCGGGGGCCACATATCCCGCGCAATAGTGGGTGCCGTAGGAATAAATCGCGCGGCCTTCAAACCACAGATTGCCATTGTGAGACTGGCCCGCGTGCTGGCTTTGGCTGGCCCATACGTGCGCTGTCATGGCGTTATCAAATACTGTTCTGGTCATGGTCGTTTCCTTCTTTGGTTCTGGCCCTCTGTGGGCCTGTGGTCATGCTGTAGTGGCATGGTGAAGGGGCCCGGGTGTTGGGCCCCTCTGAATGCCGCTACTCGCCCCCTGCGCGGCCTGTGGCAAGGTTGAACGCGGCCATGATCGACTCCAGTGCATCGGTGCGCGACACATAGTCAGAATCGGCCGCGTTCATTTCGGCCACGGGTTTCAGTTCCTCGCGAATGTCGGCCACTGTCTGGGCCAGTTCGCGGGCCCTGTCGGCCGCGTCGGCCATGCGGGCCAGTTCCTCGCGCGCAGAGGCTTGCCCCTCTGGCGTCCCGTTTTCCAGAACCGCCGCGATAATGTTAGCGGCCGCGCGCCAGTTCATTTCCAGAGTGATTGTTTCGGTTGCCATATCAAAAGCCTTTCAAAGTCAGAATGAGGTAAACGACGGCCACCACGGCCGCCGCGCCTAGTGCATACGCGGGCAGACGGGCCAGAGTGTCGGCCGCCTCTGCATATTGGGTTGCGAGGTTGGCGCTCATTTGTAAGCCCTCAACAGGGGTGCGAATTCGCAGGCCCCTGGATAGTCGACGAAATCGCGCACCGACTCGAACGGGTCTGCCGGATCGGAAAACAGTTCCATTGACTCGGCGATAGCGTCTGCGCACCGCTCAGTGGCCGCTTGATAGGCGGCCCTCATGGCCCGCATAGGGAATGTGCCAGAGGCGCGAGGCAGGGGCTCAGGGGCCGAGTCATAGTCATTCAACAGGTGCGCAGGGGTGGCGGCCGCCGATAGGTCGCGCGGCGTGCGGTGCGGGCCCGTAACTGTGGCCCCCCTCACGAATGCGTCGACGTCGGGAATCTCGCCCCGGCCCGTGTTGCGGGCCGCCACACTGGCAAATGTTTCGGCCGCCTCGCGCGCGTTGCGGCAATAGTGGCCCCATTGCCAGCTGGTGCCGAGTTCGGGCCACCATGTTGCCACGACGAAAGGCGTCACGGGGTTGTTTGCGAGTTCAACCGTGATTGTCGCATAGCCATTGCCATGTGACTCGGCCCGGACAACCTGAGCGCCATTCAGTCGCGCGGGCAGAGCGTGGGGCAGGGTGCGCACGCCCGACTCGACTTGCCCCCACGTCATGACACCCCGGAAGGCAGAGGCGGCCAGCTGGTCGGGTGTCAGCTGGTGCGGGTTTTCACAATATGCCTCATATGCGGCCCCGAAGTCGTCGAATTCAGGCAGGGTTAAGAGCATTCCGCCAGTGCACCAGACTGGCACCCATGGGCCGGACTCGGCGGCCTCTGTCTCTGCCTCGCGCACCCGCTCATAGAAACGACGAATGGCGGCGGTTTCACTATCGCCCCGGAATGTGCCAGCCCCGGAGTCGTCACACCAGAGGCTCGAGTCGGTGTAGATGAAAACCCCGTCTGCCTCTATGGAAAGGCCCGTTACGCGGCCGGTTCCGTTCGGGCCCTCATGGTCAATGAACTTGCGCAGGGTGCGGGTGCGGGGGGTGTCAAAAAAGCTCATGGTCGTTTCCTTGTTCTGTGGCCCCGGGGGCCGGTTCAATGAGGGGCCGAATCGGGTGGCCCCGGGCTTCTAAACCCACGCGTAGCGTGCCACCTAGCGGCCTACATTGTCAACCCAAGGTGGCCCATATCCAAGGCCCACGGGTGGCCCCCGACTCAGTCAGGCATGGGCGAATCGTGGCCCGGCATGGGTGGCCCCGGGGGCGTGGGGGTGCGATAGGCCCTCAGAACGCCTACAAGGCCCCCTACAGGGGCATTAGCAACCTAGCGTTGCCCAACCCATGAGACACCCGAGTCGCGCCTGTGTGAATTCATCCTTTGTTTTCAACAGGTTAAGAGGGGTTGACAGTGGGTCTGGCCCCCAAACCCCCTAGATATAGGTCAACCCCCTGAATCTTCCCCATATGTGCCCCCGTGGCCCCGATCAGGGGGTGCCGTGGGGGTGGCGGCCGTGGGTTGTCCCGGTCAAGGGGTGGCCGTGCGGTGCCGATGCGCGGCGGGTGCGGCGGCCCGGCCCGTGGTGTTGATCTGGGCCGGGGGTGCGGTGCTGCGGGGGCTGATCTGGGCCGGGGTGGCCGTGGGGCGTGGGGGCCGCATCGCTCGGGGCCGGGCCGCTCGGGGCCGGGGGTGTGGTGCTGATCTGAATCCGTGGGCCCGGATCGGTGGGCCGACGCAGGCCCCGGGAGTCGGTGGGGCTCATGGTGTGGGGTGGTGTGGGTGGCCCCGCTCATGGGGTGGCCCCGCTCATGGGGTGGCGCTTGCGGCCGGGGGCAGGGGGCAGGGGCGAATCCGTTGGGCCTGATCTGGTGGCCCGGGGTGCGGTGCTGGTGGTGGCCCGGGGTGCGGTGCTGGTGGTGGGGGCGTGGTGCTGGTGGTGGCCCGGGGTTGATCTGGTGGGGCGTGGGGGTGCGGTGCATCGGGGTTGATCTGGTGGGGCGTG